CTAGTTCCATCTTGGCCCTACCCGTATAGCTCTCGGTATCGGCTTTTAAGTCTGCGAGTAAATTTTGTTCATCAACTACACTCCTACCTCGCTGGGATTCTATTCCTTGTAAGAAGTCAGATAATTTCTGGTCGTAAAAGGGGGATATTTCTTGCAAGACAGCGTTTTTAGCTAACTCCTCATCAAAAGCAAAAGGATTCTTAGCATCATACTCGGCTGTTTTCTTTTTAAATTCCTCTATTTGGGCCTCCATCCGCTCGTTTATTATTTGGTCGGCGGTCTTTATAGGGGCGGTCTTCTGAACGACTGGCTTAGATACAGCCTTTGCAGGGGTACCTTGCGGAGTATAACCAAATTTAGCCAATCCAGAATTGAACGCTGCTTGATTAATTGGTGTAAAACTTCCTGTTCTACCAGTCTGCTGTCTAAATGCAGCATAAGCAGAAGCAGGACTACTGCCTGTATAGTAGTATGTATTTGGCCCAGATTTTATTTGTATATATGCAGCCACTAAGCTATTCTCCTCCCATAAGACTTAGATTCATGTAATTGTTGCTTCAAATGTTTCCTAGTTATAAGTTCTTCTTGACTTAATCCTTTACGACCAACTTTTTTGGAAATATTAAATAATAGGGCAATGGTAGCCTCCTCTTTTTTTACTATCAAATAGGGATGGATTTCCTTCAAAAACCGCATAACTCTTCCTGCACATAATTTCCAATCGTAAAGTTGTTTATGGTTTATTTCTACAAACTTAAGTTTTCTAAGTGACCCTTTCCACCGTAACTTGAACCATTCTAACAGTTCCAAGGATGTGTTATGTAAAGTTACTCTAACGTAATACTGTCCGTATGGTCTACTCATCTGTGGGTTATTATACGCAATATCTATACAACCTTCGCCATCGATTATTCCTGCAGCATATATTATATCTTTGTTTGTATAAACTGCCATGTCTTTTAATTATATCAATTTTAACTTTTTAATGCTTCTATCTCTAAATAAAGAGAATTAATCGTCCCTGTGCCAGCAACCACCCAACCTTTTACATTAAGAGTGTGGCTTGCCGCACTAAGTTCAGTAGATATATATTCCATAAATTGAGTTTCGCCAACGGCTCCTGTTGAAGATACAAGCTCCAGCAACATCTGTTGGGTATTACCACTAATCCCTTCCTCTAAATCAGTTGAGCCATCCTGTATTTTTATAAAGTTTCTTTGGATCGTGCTATTTTCATGTCTTAACCAAAGCCTTATCCTATATTTGCTGGCGATTGGGGCAGTAAAGGCAAGTGAAGCAATAGTTTCGGCTGTCCCTTCTGTAGTCGCAGTCACAGTAGCGTCACTAATAGTATTTGTAGCCGCTATAGTTTCTAGACCATTATTTCTAATAATGCTGTTGGTACCGGAATCAGATACTCGTCCTACAGTATTACCAGCAATATAGTTTCCAGTTGCAATTGTATCAGTCCCTCCCGTTTGGATGGTCAATCCGTAATTTTCATTGGCAACCAACTGATTTCCAGTTAGAGTGTTGCCTTCACTGGAACCGCCTATATTGATACCATCGTTAGTATTTAACTCGCAGGTATTTCCTACGATAGTATTGTCTTGATTAGCACTTGTAAGTGCTATCCCATTTTGATTGGACGAACAGTTATTTCCAATTACTCTATTATAAATAGAGGCATCTATTCTAATTCCATCCAATACATTGAACTCAGAGTGACAGTCACTTACTACTATCTCATCTCCACGTATTCTAATTCCTAAATTATTGCCATTAGCAGTACAACTTATGGCTCTTGCAATGCTAACTCCATCTAAATTAAAACCTCGATTAGAATTTCCCCAGCTATAACAATTTATAAATGCACCATTAGTCACCCTATCACCACTAGCTTCATCGTGTACTTCAAAACCAGTATCATTATTATGAGCCTCGCAGTCATAAAAACTAAAATTGAAGCAACTTTCCACCGTAAATCCATGTCCTGAAAAGCTCCGTACTTTTACTTTATCTACCTTTAATTTTTCGCACCAAGTAAACAGCAGTCCGCCATTGTTGGTTCCTCCTCGGTTACTTAATAAGGTAAAATTTTGGAGGGTAATATTTTTACGTGGTCTTAATATGGCGTAAATATCAGCGCTAACATTTATCCCTCGATAAGTCTCTTTTAATATAAGGCTGTTGCCAGAAACAGAATTGACTCGATAAGGATGAGCATTGATATAGACAATGTCATCCTCTTGAACGCCAGCATTAGCAAAATTTGCGGTACTAGTAACAACGGTACTATTATTAGAAACAGAGATAGCCCCACTATTTGTAAGTTCCTCTCCACCAGCAAAAACGGCTGCTTGGTTGCTATTTAATAGGACAGCACTAAAATCTATAATTACCGTTTCTGGGTCTTGTCCTATCAAATGAATATTATCATATAGGGTCAAAAAGGTTCTGGGACGATATGTCCCCGATTTAATAAAGATAGTTGCCCCACCGATTTGCTTAGCATATTCTATTGCCTCTTGTAAATCTCCGAAATCCCCTGTGCCATCTAAAGCTACTATTAAATCAACGGGTGGTTGCAGTTGCCTTATCCTTCTGCCGTCACTCTTGGTGATTTTATTATTAAGTAAGTCTATTTGTAGACTACCGTCTCTTGAAGCAACAAGGTCGGTATTAAACCTACTTGGATTAATCATCTCTGTATCAGCCTCAGCTCTTTCGCTGGTAGCTGGTACTGGTCGTTCTAATGTTTTGGAAAACCCCAAGTCTGGCCAAGCCATTATTCTTTCAGCCTCCCACTAATTGGTTTACCATAGACATTTATTCTCTCCACCACGAGTGGTGCGTTACTGGAGATTTCACTCATTAAAAACTTTATCCCCTTGCCTTTATTCTCTTGATTAGGCGATATGTCAAACTCGGTAATGTAATCCTCTATATCTCCAAGTGGTAGCCAGTCTTTACTGATAGTTTGGCTTCCTTTGGTACTTGTTCCCACTCCATAGAGTTTATACTTTACGTTTATACCTCTACCGTTACGAGTAAAAAGACGTATTCTGGTAAATAGATTCTCAGTAGTTGTCTCAAAAGGAAAGTGCCAAGCGGTTTCTGCCTGCCACTCTATATCGGTGGTACCATCAGCGTTTCCAGTATTGTCTTGAAATACCTCGTCGGTGGTGGTACCGAAATATATATTCTTAGCTTGAGATTCAATAAACTCTGTAGCTACCGTGATTGATACCGGATAAGTACCCACCGCCCAAGTCTGAGTAGCTAGGTCATATTCTAAGTAAGCATTAGTAAGAGAAATATCCTCGTCGGTATTGGTAATATTTCCAACAAAACATCTATATCTATCCTCCCCTACTTTCCAAGCCACAACATCATCAAAGAAGGCGGAGTCAATTCCGTCAATATACGCTTGAATTTGACGGGAAAGAAGGGTAGCGGTAACAGCGTCTTGCAATCTATATATACCTGTGCGATGGAAGTAAAAGGTAAAGTCCCGTATGTTTACCACGCTTCTACCACTAGTAGTACCTGGCACACCCTTTATCTGTTTAAGGCTGTTGCCGTCATAGCGATGAACCGAATCTCTTTTGAAGATAAGCAACCTATCACTGTTTTCACCAAATCCAGTAATCACATCGTTGTCATCTGTAGATACGTCAAACCAGTTACCGCCTACCCAGTAAGTATCGGCAGGATCAGATACTGCTAGATTTTCAGTTAATGTGATCTCGGTTTCCGATTGTACTCCCGCTACGTTATAAGCACCAGCGTTGGGCCCAGTAGTAATGATAAATGGGTCGCCTACTTTTATATTGTACGTTTTAAACTGAGCACCAAGTGAAATAACCTTGTTGTTATCAACTGACTGTTGCAAATTAGTTTGAGTTTCATAACCCCAAGTAAGATTGAAACCGCTGGCATCATTTTCTGGTAAGTCTGAGTACCAAACACGAGAGGAATAATCGTTAGAGAGAATGGTCACATAAGCTACATATAGCCTATCCTTGAACCTTTTAATGTATCTAGCTAAAGGAAACCTCACCTCGTTGCCTGTAGTGGTCCAACTACTGCCATCAAAATATCTGTTGGCATTGGCCCCGTTTACAAACCAAGCCCTGTCTAAAAAGACTTCAAACTCGGCTTTGTTGCTACTGGTGATACTCTGACCATAACCAGCCCCAGTCACTACGTTGACAATATCTCCACCGTATACGGCTAAGAGTGTATCAGTACCTCCTGATGTATTGTGACCTTTTAATCCCAACGCATTTGCTATAGTTTCCTCCTTAAGCGGTTGTAGTTGTACTACTACTAGTTGATGTGGTACTAGTACTAGTAGTTGTAGTGCTTGTAGTCGTACTGGTAGAAGTAGAGGTACTAGTACTAGTAGTGGTTGTGCTAGTGGAAGTACTCGTACTTGTAGTAGAGGTCAGGTCACTACCCTTCTGACTAGTACCAAGCCTCTTGCTTATCCCGCCAATAATAGTATTAAATGTTGCATTTAAGGTATGCGTAAATTCATTTTTTCTCTGCTGGAAGGTACTAACTTTTCTATTCGTACCTCCCGACATGTCTTCGATAGAGTATTCCTGTTCGTTGTCTGGCATGATTTAATTCCAAAAATCTTCGTGAAGCTGATCCCTGTCCACTACTACATTACCGAATAATCTATGCAAAGCCCGTCTGCCATTAAAAGTTTTTAGGCTCCTTGGCTGTCCTTGTGGGCGCTTCTGTTTGCTATTAAGTTGTTCAAGTAAGGCAATACCCGTAAGTGATCGCCTATCTTGTACTTTGCCCGCTGGCCCCCAGAACCTATCCTCATATACTTTGGCTATTTCCTCCCTACCTCGTATTTTCTCTATCATAGCGATAGCGTAATCTTCCAATAGCGCTGGTATTGGTACTTGAGTTTCATCAGCCACATCATCAAGGTCAGTCATCTCTTCAAAATAGCGGACGGTAAATGTACCTCGATCTGTAGTTTTAGGTATGGGCCAGACTCGGTAATAGCCTACTTCGGAAGTAGAGTCACCTTCTTCTATCGTGTAATCTTTTACGTAATCATCTCTTATTGTATCGTCATTTCTTTGGTCACGGGCTAGGTAATCAAATTCTATTCTGGGTACAAACTTTAATTGATAAAGCTCATTAGTGGTGCCATCATCAAAGTTATAAAGAATAGTATCGACTGTGCCTCTAACCCCAACACCAGAAGGCAAGGCGTATTGGTTTGTACCTGCGGTGGTAGTGGTAGAAGAATTGGTGTTTCTTAGAAACCACCAATCTGGTCTTACTCCTTGGATAATATCTTGAGCTTGGTTAATAAATCTAATAATTTCATCGTCACTTACCAATTTCCTTTCTTTGTCTTGGATTATTTTCCTTATCTGGCGGAGCATATATCCAAGAGAGTTACGATCATACCCAGTACCAGTTACCGTCGGTGAATACTCTGAATAGGTAAGTAAACTTGAATTACGGAATCTAAATCTATATTCCCAAGTACTTGTTCCATCAGAATGGTAGTAAATACTGTCCTTATGATCCCATTGAATACCTATCTCGGTAAGCTCGGCAAAGCTCCCAGCACTGCTACTTCTACCCTCTATCGAAATAAAATCCCAATGAACTTTATATAGTGGTGCGTCTTTAGGGTGGGAAAACCTAAAAGCTGAATTGATGTTTATTGTTTCATTACCAGACAAAGTGGAAATTTGTCTATTCTCGGTAAGCTCTTCGCCTATTTCTCCTGCCACCACAAAATCATTGGCAGCAAAAGAAGCATTGGAATAAACAGTTAAAGCTGTACCAGAAGAATAAGCAGACGATAGGTTTGTCTTGTAAGCATCATCGGTTAGTACTGAATTAGATATAATTATCTTGCGAATGGTATTACTCCATTTCTAGTACCTTCCTTAAATAAATTTTACCCTAGCTTGCTATCAATGTCCAGTTCTTGGCTTTCAGTATCAATAATCATATCTCCACCCCTGTCTACCTGAAGATTAAGTTCCTCTTTTTCCTCTTCACCTGAAATAACTAAATCTGTATCTACTACATCTATCACATAAGGAAATGTGGTGGTAGTACTGGTGCTAGTGGTCGTGGACGTTGAGGTGCTGGTTGAGGTAGATGCCAATGTAGTAGTTGTACTGCTACTTGTTGAAGTTGTACTAGTACTGGTACTTGTGGTGCTACTGGTACTGGTAGTAGTAGTACTCGTGGAGGTAGTAGTCGACGTGGAACTACTAATAGTTGTGGTTGAGGTTGATGTAGATGTGGTGGTTGAAGTTGAACTGCTGGTCGTTGTTGAACTGGTGCTGCTAGATGTTGTCGTACTAGTACTCGAGCTAGTAGTAGAAGTTGACGTACTCGAAGAGGTAGTTGTGGTAGAGGTGGATGTAGAGGTTGATGTCGAGCTACTTGTAGACGTTGTACTCGTGCTCGTAGTTATTGAAGTCGATGTAGAACTACTAGTCGTAGTCGTAGAAGTACTAGTTTCTGTAGTTGTGGTCGAGGTGCTACTGGAAGTAGATGTTGTTGTAGTACTACTTGATGTACTAGAAGAGGTTGTTGTAGTAGAAGTACTTGAGCTTGTCGTGGTAGAAGTACTTGAACTTGTAGTCGTAGTACTTGTACTCGTAGATGTCGTGGTGGAAGTAGAGCTGCTAGTTGTGGTAGTACTGGTGGAAGTTGAGCTTGTTGTTGAGGTAGAAGAAGAAGTAGTCGTTGTACTTGTGGAAGTGGAACTCGAAGTCGTGGTGGTTGACGTTGATGTCGACGTACTAGTACTACTAGACGTAGTTGTAGTAGAAGTAGAAGATGATGTTGTGGTTGTGGATGTTGTAGTTCCTGCTGCTGTATAAGTAGCATAGATGGAGTATTTATTAGTACTGTGAGTTGGAACTAATGGATCAGGAAAATTAAAACTTCCAATGCCTTGCTCGTGTCCTTGGTTTGTATCCCCCGTATCATAATACATATCCCAAACATCTTTTGGCAGAATATCACTCATCGCCATAAGAACATAATCCGTGCTCGCAGAGAGCGATTCTGAAGACATTGTTGCTGTTCTCCAAGCCGCAGTTGTATCAACTACATCCGTAGCAGCAGATGTCCCAATTAATGATAAATCGCTATGAAGATAAATTGCCGTCTTAAACTCATCACCCGCACTATAGGCAGAAGCTTTACCATAAACAGTTATGCTATCTAATGTTCCTGCCCCAGCCCCCATTGTAAACACAGAACCCCTACTTTGATGATTTCCAGCATTAGCAACTGTTGCTCCTATTGTTGTATACCCAAATGTAGGGTCAATAATAATGGGATAAACTTCGTTATCTAAAAAACTTTGAGGAATTTCAATTGTCAATATCTTTTTATTAACATCAATATCTAATTTTCCCCACACCCAATTTCCATCAGCATCAATAATTTTAGGTCTGTAAATATGAAAGGCTTTACCTGCTCGATAATTTTTACCTTCCAAGTTAGAGTAATCCCCAGATTTTCTTTTATGATAAACAGCGTAAGAACCTACTACATCTATAGGTCTAAAGGAATGATTATTTCGTTCTTGGGGCGTAAGAGCTGGTTGATAATAAAAGTTTAATTCTTTAGTTTCTATCGAAAATAATAATTGATTGGAAACAGGTTTATTTTTTAATTCAATCTCAAACTCATAACCATCTCCTCTTTCAACTTGATAGCTATTATCATAACTAGCATCTTCTATCCAACTACGCTGACCGAAAATAGATGAACAATTAGTTACTATTTCTTGTTCTTCGGGGGTAAAATCTCCATTGGTCAATGTCAATCCTATGTTTTCGGCTATCTTATTTACAACCTCATCCCCTATAGCAATAGTTAATTCGGGATTTATTTCATTTAAGTTTCCAATACTTTCAATAACATTGGTTTTGTCTGGAATTACTTTATAAGCATCTTTTACATATGACGGGTCAGTTCCTACGTTAATAAAAAATAAGATTGTATTTCCTTCTCTCAATATCCCACAGAATTTCTTGTCAGTTCCATTTTTGAAATATAAATCATTTCCTCTTTTCACCACCGAAATTCCTTTTGAGGAAAGAACGCTTTGAACTGAATCCAACAAAACCGAATCGTCTATTATAATGTGATTGGGAGTATAAATACGGATATGAACTGTCTTTTGATCGGAATAAATAACCCCAGACTCACTTTGGGTAGGATTCCTCACGATTCTTACATCCGATGGTATCTTATTAGTATTTAAGTATTTATCAGTAGTATAAAAACCGTGAAAATGTAAAAGTTTGTCTTTCTGAGTATAAGAAATAAATACTGGAGCGTTGAACCGCATCCGCTTAAAAAGCTCTACAAAAGCAGGACCAGTAGGGGGCTCTATATTATTCAAACTTATATGCCGAGGTAAAGTAGACGTGGAAATTGGAAGTTCTGGATTACTTCTACTATAGAAACGAGCTTTGGTCTCTTCGCCTTGCCAAACTATCTTATCGGCTTGGGTGGAGACTGTCGGAGTTAGTTCATCGGTAATTAGTCTGGCGGAAAAATTGACTTCATTTGTTTCGTCTTTATTTCCCCATCTACAGACTTTTATTTGTGGAAGAAACTCACCTGCAACTTTGCTATCTCCTACTTCTACTTCAATTAAATCTTTTATGCTATCTTTAGGGGTAGCAAAAAAGGTATTATCTTTTACAAGATATTTCTGTGCGACTTCATCACTAATATTATTTATTTTAATTACTGGCATAAACCCTTCCTCCATAAGTATCCGTGGGTCATATTTCAATTATACCCCGATTGCTATTCCAAAGTCATAACCCCTTTCCACATTTATCGGATAAGGCACTGTTGTAGTAGTGCTAGAGCTAGTACTTGTGGTAGTGGTGGAAGTACTGGTTGAAGTACTCGTGGTTGTGGTTGTCGTCGAGGTAGAAGTCGTGCTGCTTGTACTCGAGCTAGTACTGGTAGTGGTTGTACTAGTAGAGGTTGTACTACTTGTACTCGTGCTGGTTGAAGTGGAGGTAGTTGAACTGCTAGAAGAGGTGGTTGTAGTAGAAGTACTACTGCTAGTACTAGTCGAACTAGATGTGGTGGTTGTACTGGTAGATGTACTACTCGATGTAGAAGTGCTGGTAGATGTCGTTGTTGTACTTGAACTAGTACTGGTAGAACTTGTCGTGCTAGTAGAAGTACTGGTAGTGGTTGTACTACTACTCGTTGTCGTAGTTGAGGTGGACGTACTAGTGCTAGTACTACTTGATGTAGAGGTCGTTGTAGTCGAAGTCGATGAAGATGTTGTAGTGGTGCTAGTTGAGGTAGTGCTACTAGTGCTGGAACTAGTTGTGGTCGTAGTCGTCGAGGTTGAGGTAGTCGTCGTAGAAGAACTGGTACTAGTAGAACTAGTAGTACTCGTACTCGTGGTAGTGGTTGAAGTACTAGTGCTGGTAGTTGTACTCGTACTGGTAGATGTCTCTGTCGTAGTAGTTGATGTAGATGTAGTACTGGATGTACTAGAGCTGGTTGTAGTTGTACTGGTAGACGTGGAAGAACTAGTTGTAGTTGTGCTAGTCGAAGTGGATGTTGTACTAGACGTTGACGAGCTTGTAGTGGTGGTGGAAGTTGAAGATGACGTGCTAGTAGTAGTGCTGGTTGAGGAACTGGTCGTTGTCGTTGAAGTACTGGTAGACGAAGTTGTAGACGTGCTAGAGCTAGTGGTCGTTGTGCTAGTAGAACTGCTTGTCGTAGTCGTTGAAGTACTACTGCTAGTTGAGGTGCTACTACTAGTAGAAGTAGTGGTCGTACTAGTGCTGGTACTTGATGAAGTACTGGTACTGGTACTACTTGAGGTGGTTGTTGTCGAAGTACTCGAGCTTGTCGTGGTAGAAGTAGAACTACTCGTTGTGGTAGTCGAGGTACTGGAAGAAGTAGTTGTTGTAGACGTTGATGTGCTACTAGTCGTACTCGTACTCGAGGATGTCGTGGTTGTACTAGTGGACGTAGAGGTACTACTTGTCGTTGAAGTAGACGAACTAGTAGTTGTAGTGCTTGAGCTGGTACTCGTTGTCGTACTTGTTGAAGATGATATTGTAGTAGTACTAGTAGAAGTAGAACTGCTTGTAGTAGTCGTACTCGTACTAGTCGAAGATGAGGTTGTAGTTGTAGATGTACTGCTACTGGTTGTTGTAGTAGAAGTTGTTGTACTCGAAGAAGTTGTGGTCGTAGACGTACTACTGGAAGTCGTAGTTGAGGTGCTACTACTTGTAGTGGTGGTAGAAGTAGAGGTGGAAGTAGTGCTACTAGTAGATGAACTTGTAGTAGTCGTCGATGTAGAACTACTAGTCGTGGTGCTAGTAGAGCTACTTGTAGTCGTAGTAGATGTACTAGAGGAAGTAGTCGTTGTCGAGCTAGATGTAGATGTACTTGTGCTACTGCTGGTGGTGGTTGTAGATGTACTACTTGAAGTAGTAGTCGTAGAACTGCTAGTACTGCTAGTTGTACTAGTGGAAGACGAGGTAGTGGTGGTACTAGATGAAGTACTCGAACTCGTCGTTGTAGAAGAAGAACTTGAGGTTGTCGTGGTGCTAGTAGAAGTACTACTCGTAGTAGAAGTACTTGATGACGTTGTTGTAGTCGACGTTGACGAACTGGTAGTCGTGGTAGACGTACTAGTACTACTCGTAGTTGATGTGGAAGAACTAGTTGTAGTCGTTGAGGTGCTTGTACTAGTAGAACTAGTAGTACTAGTAGAAGAACTCGTGGTCGTAGTGCTTGTACTGGTACTACTGCTGGTAGTTGTTGAGGTGCTGCTTGACGTGGTAGTGCTCGATGTCGAACTAGAAGTTGTCGTACTTGTACTGGAACTTGTTGTAGTTGTAGAAGTGCTAGAACTCGTTGTTGTGGTTGATGTAGAAGTAGAAGTTTGAGTTGTAGTAGTACTGGTACTGGTACTACTAGAAGTTGTGGTTGTTGAACTACTAGTTGTTGTTGTCGATGTACTACTACTCGTAGTGGTGGTAGAAGTAGAGGTACTTGAACTAGTAGTTGTAGTTGACGTTGATGATGATGTTGTTGTAGTACTCGTGCTAGTTGATGAAGAGGTGGTCGTCGTCGAAGTACTGCTACTAGTGGTAGTTGTGCTTGTAGAAGAACTGGTTGAACTACTGGTGCTTGACGATGTTGTTGTCGTACTGGTTGAGCTAGAGGTGCTACTCGTCGTCGAGGTGGAGCTACTTGTAGTTGTAGTGCTAGTACTCGTAGATGTGGTGGTAGAAGTAGAGCTGCTAGTCGTGGTTGTAGAGGTACTAGAAGAGGTTGTTGTTGTCGAAGTAGAAGTCGAAGAACTAGTAGATGTAGAACTACTAGTGGTACTGGTGCTTGTACTCGTGCTACTGGTGGTTGAAGTAGAAGAACTAGTTGTCGTAGTACTAGAACTTGTCGTTGAGGTAGAGGTGGACGAGCTAGTTGTAGTAGTAGAGGTACTCGTCGAACTAGATGTAGTAGTGGTAGACGTACTGGTGGTTGTAGTCGACGTTGACGAGGAAGTACTGGTTGACGTAGTGGTGGTACTCGTACTACTCGAGGTTGTCGTAGTGGACGTACTTGTGGATGTAGAAGTACTGCTACTGGTAGTTGTCGTGCTTGTTGAACTCGAGGTCGTTGTTGTTGAACTACTTGAACTGGTACTTGTAGAAGTCGAACTCGAAGTAGTCGTAGTACTTGTGCTAGTACTAGATGTGGTGGATGTACTTGACGACGTGGTTGTTGTACTCGTTGATGTACTAGTAGTGGTGGTGGAAGTACTGGTGCTGGTTGTCGTAGACGTAGATGAACTTGTAGTGGTTGTACTAGTACTTGTACTACTACTAGTCGAAGTAGAAGACGACGTAGTAGTAGTAGAGGTAGAAGTAGAGGTGCTAGTAGTTGTAGAAGTACTACTAGTAGTGGTGGTTGTTGATGAACTGGTACTAGTACTGCTAGTCGTACTAGTAGAAGTACTGGTTGTTGTAGTACTAGTCGAGGATGAAGTTGTAGTCGAACTACTGGTGGTGGTGGTTGAAGATGAGGTGGTAGTGGAGGTAGTGGTTCCTTCCGCTTGCAGCGTAATAGGAAATTCTAGTATTAATACTTTGCCATACGAACGGAGAAATCGAGCCATACCTTAATTATACTGTACTTAATATGTATTGGCTCTATTAACTGCTTGGTTTAGTTGAACTAATTTACCTATTGGCACTGGTGGCGGATCATTGTTACTTGCTACCACTTCTACCGCTATTGCTGTACATTGCAACCCCGCCTCAGCAGAATCAGGTTTAGTAAGACCTGCTTGCAAAGAATCTATAGCTCCTTGCGTCCACGCTACACCTCCTGGAGCCAACTCAAATGCTTTATTACGATTTACATAAGTTGTGAGGTCTAAGTTGTTATTTGCCTTATCAATTAAATTAGAAGTATCCCGAATGCGCACTGAGGAGTTTACAGTTTTATCAGCCACATTAGTTTTTAGATAAGTATAAACTTTAACACCGTCTATACTCCCCGTTGGAGTGATAGTAGATAAGTTAGAAGTGTGTGCTTTTATATCCCCAGCACAAGCAATGTTATTAACTGTATCTGGAGTTCCCCCACTCACAAAATCATCCCAATTTGAGAAATCTGCAAGGCCATCAGCGCAATCTGCATTCGTTCCCCAGGCGTCATTCGTGCCTTCTGAGGTAGGATTAATCTGTCCAATCCAGATATTAGTTCCTGGTCGATCTGAGGTAACACCCCCATACAAAGCCACTCGGTTCCACTTCACAGTTACCCCTGCTTTTCCCATACCTTCTAAAGTTAGAACATTATATTTGGGGTATGAAGTAACATCGACAGTTAGTTCCAAAGTACCATTGACCCAAAGCAGCATTTGGCTATGGTTTATTTCCCAGCGGATCGCATAAGTGGTACTAGTTACGAAGGTCGTGGTGGTTGTCCCTGTTGCCCCCCCCACCGTCTCCGTCATTTCAAATTTATAAGTACCATCAGACTGTCCAATGGCACGAATGTTTAAGGCTCCAAACTCATTTGGCAGAGCTGTTTTGAACCACATAACAGGAAAAGTATCACCCGTAGTGATTGTCCCTTCAATTCGGTAACCCCGAATACATAACCAATAAACTTGGTAAGTTGGTATAGTATCGTTAAATTGTCCAATAGCTTGTGTGTTAGTAGGGTTAATACACTGTATCCAATAAGTTCCTTGCGGTGGAACAGGAGATGTGGTTAAAGAGTAGGCAAGTCCTGTGTTTGGGCCATCATAATAAACTTTATAAAAGTTCATCTCTGGCCCGAAACAATTAATTAATCTACGAGCCATTGTTTTGTTGCCTCCGCATCAGCAATAATGTCATCCATCCTGGAGCCTTCAATCTTCCAGCTTAAACCCAAAACATACAGAATTGGTTTAGTAGTAGCTGTATTAGGAAAGAACTTCTGCCAATCATCACAAAATTGTTTAGCCGCAGTTAGATTAGTAAAGTCTTTAAGACACCCCCGACCAGTGGTAAAAACTGCGTAGACTTTCCAAGAAGCACACTTTGGAAATCTTTTTACTACCTCTTTGAAACAAGCAAGGACAATATGTATGAGTATCTTCTTATCCTCACTTGCAGGTAAGAGCCAAACTATATTGATTGATCGGGTTTCTTTGTTGACTGAAACTCTACCAACAATATCTTTTACATCATCAACAAAGACTATTTCTTCTGGAGTTCTTAAAATTGAAGGTATATCTGGATTAAGGGGAGGATTTTCAAGTTCAGATAGTCTCTGGTTTATTAAATTGGAATCTTTTATTGTTGCTAATCTTATCATAGGTCATCTAGATTACCCACAATTGCATTTAAAAAGACGTTTAATCAGCAAGAATGGATAAATTAAAGCTAAAGAGAGAATATATTTAATGTTTCGTAACATATTTACACCTCTAAAACGATGTAGCAATAAGCATTGACCGCCGCTCCTGCAGTTACTCTAACACGCAAAGAAGTTGAAACATTAACGATCGGTTCCCTGCCTAATGGGAATTGTTTGATATATTGATTAGTAGGAGCTACTAGCTGGACATCAAACATTCTTGATGCACTAATTGCCCCTTCTCCTGTTGCCGTATAACCTGTTCCAGTAGTTGTGAGGATAAAATTAGAAGTAGTAGGATCAACCGCATTCGGATCAAGTTTAACAATACCAGTTGCAGTATGAGCTGTTACCGTAGCAAAGACAGTACCAGTTTCTAACAGTTCACACTTAATTGGTGTGGCGGCTGCACTACCATCAAAGGAAATACCCCATTCGACTATTTTACCAAAATTCTGGGTTCCAAGTTTGACTTGAAGTAAAGTTTTAATTGCAGTCCCAGTAGTTACTGGAACTTGAGCTGCTACTGTAGGACTAGGGCCATTATAGACGACATAAAGTTGGGCCAAATTAAAACACCACCCTTCTATATGGCTTATTTATGCCATATCTGTTATTACATAGAATATGAAATATAAAGTTATTTCTGTAACCGGTAAACCTGTTTATGAACACAGATATATTATGGAACAACACCTTAAACGTAAACTTAAATCTAGTGAAATAGTCCACCATGTTAACCATATAGGAACTGATAATAGAATTGACAATCTTCAAATACTTACTAAATCTGAGCATCATTCTCATCATATACTTACAACTATAAGAACTCCTACCCATAAAACATGTAGCCAATGTCGCCAACTTCTTCCATACAGTAAATTTTCCAAAAATAGTAGAAATTTGGATGGTAGACGTTCTAATTGTAAAACTTGTCAAAATATATATAACGTTTATAGACGCTGTATTTGGGCTTGGGCCGTTAGAGATCAAATAAATCATAAATAAATTATAACATATTTGGTAAGGTAGGGGGTGAAGGTACTCCATACTCCCCCTACCCAATCAAATGCACCTTCTTAGAGGGGTTCTATGTGGATTTCTTCTATTCTTTTATATGGTTTTCTAATTCCATCTTGACTCTGGTAAAACCCCCAAGGGTCAACACCGTGTCCTTCATTCAAAGTTTCAGGCCAAAGATCACTTAAATTATTCCATCGTTTATCTTCATCGAATAAATTTAATTCCTTCGGTAAACTAGAAGCCTCATCTTTACTCTTACCCCAATGGTGCCATACCCAACTTCTCATACTAGAAACCAATCGGTAACCCAATCGGTAGGCTCGGGCATTAAGGTCGTAGTCTTCTCCCCCACCAGGGTAAAACTTCTCGTCGAAGTAACCAACCCTGTCAAAAAATTCACGACGAAAGACAGGAAACCACATTGCAATAGCATCGATAACTCCTCGTTTGACAAGCGGGAAAGCCTCTGGTATATCGCTAACTCGTTCTTTGAGGTCTTCATAATTCCCTGCACAGAGATAATTCCAATCTTCTTCTGTGTAAGTTTCCTTATATTCTATTATATCAATATACTCACCATGATCTCTACCATAGCCCCACAGTGGTACTCGAGGGCTCTCAGGACATACTGCGAGTATTTTCTCATCGGTAGCAAATTCATCAAGTATCCCTTGGAACCAAGAAGGGTGCATTGCTTCCGTATCGTCGTTAAGAATACCTATGTAAGGAATATTATTTCTATAAGCGATTGAAGCCATTTCGTTAGCTGCTTTCGCAAACCCCAGGTTTCTATAACTTCTAATCCATAGATGGGTAAGTTTATGATATTTAGTGTACGCCTCATCATCTACTGTTTGGTCTAATACAAATATTCGCATCTTTTCGTTATCCGTATACTTTAAAAAGGTTTCTAAACATCTACCAATGTAATCACTTCTGACTATAGGAATACAGATAGCTAATTCTGGCATTTTAGCTCCTCATCTGTTAATTCTGAAATGAATTTAAAAGTGGTATCCCCATCCCAAGGAAATGGATCCCATTCTTCTTCCATCTGCCTCATACCATTCCTGCCTTTAGAATCGGCTACGTTTATATCTTCTACGTGTCCATGAACCATTAAGGGATTACAAGTACAGTATGAAAGTAACCCTTCAGGTCGCTTTTCTCGATTGTAATGCTGATCCGCCACTTTGTATTCTCTTTCCATGAGAACCTGATATACCAACTGAGGGGAAGAATTGACTGGTTTGGTTGAATCGGGAGTTTCATTATAAGGCTGGGGAAAAGTGATTTGCCAGCCTGGAGCCTTAAAAATTTTAGAGAAGCCCATATTTTCTGCTCTCTGGAGAAAAATATTAGCTGTATTAGTATCCCACTTGAGAACCTCGAAGTTATCATCGTGCCTCCATCCATGAACTAAAAGATCCACCCAATCCCTGTATGGATTAAGTAGTTTAATAAAATCCGCCGTCATTCGGCCAGGGATAGCGAACATATTTACTTTAAATTTAGGGTACTTTGATTTCCAATACAATAGAAAGTTCATTCCGTTCCTATCATATTTATTTTCGAAATCGTCAAAGTCCAAGCAAATTGTCGAACTCATTCATCATCCTTTCCAAGGAATACTTATCCTCGATATATTTTCTAAGTTTTTTAGGTTCTTCTTTCGGTAACTTTATCATTTCTACCGCTTCTTGGTGGGTCTGATATAAATATTCATGAGACCATATATTCCTGCTACCATAAAAATCATTTACTACTGGGGTAATTCCTTTTGCCATAGCTTCTCCTACAGCATAGCAAAAACTCTCTTTCATTCCTGGATGTAATAATATGTCTATATTCTCATACCACTGGTTCATATCGTCTTGAGACGGGTACAGCGTAACTACTTTCCCCAATCCTCTACTCTCAATATAATGATTGTACATCACTCCCCAGTAAGGGGTACCACCTTCGTGCTGGCCTCTTATGTGTAGCCTCCACTTTGGATTTTCTTTATATAAAGTATTGAATATATCCAAACCTCCCATGTGGTTCTTCGGCATCCACATATCACCAAGCACCATACCTAGTTGATAACCGTCAGTTTTCTTTTTCTTTAAGGTAAACTTCTCTAAGTTCACAGATGGCCTTATTAACTTTAATTTACCTTTCCAGGTAGGAGCCTTCTCCAATATATATTTCTCAATGTGCGGTGCTATACAGATTCCTTGATCAATAAAATCTATGTAATGTTGTTCGTAGAAGGGTACGTAAGCGTTCCAGACATCCCAATCGATCATCCTGCAAACTATCTTTGGCTTCTTGTTATTATTCCAATCGGGGGTACGACTAACCCCTTCTACTCCGTTATATAATTTCCACAAGTAGTTTATATTCCCCTCAAGCCACTCCACGTAATATATATCCGCCCATTGAGCCAGATACTCACTAGCCCCACGTTCGTATTTAACCTCATGACCTTTTTTATCCCAATGGTCAATAATATCCTGACAAAATTTCTTACCAGTATTGTCCGCTACAGCAATTTTCATTTTCTTTTTAAAACTATTATCCAATCATGTCCTTTAACTTCTTTACCAATTCCTTCTGCAAGCTCTAATAATTTCCATTCAGAATTAGTATCTAAATATTTTAGAACCTTTTTTCTTGAATATGAATTAGTATATTCATTGGAATAGAGCTTTTCTTCTGGTGTACCTCTATGATCTATTATATTTTTAATCTCATGCTCTTCCGACTCAATAAATGGAACCCATCCGACCACGATAACCAGCTTCTTAGCTACTCGACAATGCTCATCCATCGCCTCCTCAAAGCTGTTCATATGGTCAACTACGTGGCGAGAATATACTACATCCCAGCTTTTATCTGGTTGGTCTATTTTGTGGATTGAAGGATTGTAATCAAAAAACATATTCCCAAATTTTCCTTTACACCATTCAGTATTTTTGGGAATTACATCTAAGCCCAGATAGAAAAATCCAGGTTTTCCAAACCAATCAATTTCCTTATCATCTCGTAATGCTTCAAAGGTGGTTCCAGAACCTGCTCCATAATCTAAGAAAGTATCATTTTTTACATACTTTTTGATTGCATAGAGTTGGGAAGGATGGTTTGGGCCGTTTCCTCCTCCCCTACAAAGAGTAGGTACATCCGGGGTATTAAACCATAGCTTTTCTGGATTTACTTTTGACACTGGCCTTAGATAATTTACGGGATTTTGTTCCATTCTTTTCCTTTCGCTAAGTAATTTTCTATTAGTTCTCCTAATTGGGCCATACGACAAGCAGATGTAAACTCCCAATGCTCACTTTCACACTCTTGGTCAGGTATATCTTTTAACATTTCTATAGCTTGTTTTGGTGTACTAAAAAACCCTACTGCTGGGCAAGTTAGCATCAGTTCCATCCCAGGGGCATATTGCTGACACAACTTTCCACCGGCCCGTAGTACTTTACCTACCCGATTACTCCAATAACCCCAACAATTAGGATTGACACTAAATCCTAGTACTACCTTACTTCTAGCTATTAACGCATTATATGCAGCACCATAAACAGCAGGGACAGCTTCAAAACCTTCTTTTATCCATTCTTCATAATTCCACGAGAATATTTTTACAGGTATTTCCTTGTTAATCTCTGTCAGAAAAGGCACTCTATCTCCCTGCTTTAAATAACTTCCAGTAAACACCACGTCATATTCTTTTGGTGACCCTCTAAAGGTAGGTAAATCCCCATCACACACATCCATCTGAAAGTAACAAGGTTTTATTCCTTGTTTTACGTATTCAGGGAAAAGTCCTCCTTCTCCTGATAAATATAAATCAGCTGCTCTAGCCATTCCCAAATGCCAATCTGGAAAGCCTTGATCCCACATGTAATCCCATACCCAATATAGGACGGGGGCTCCACTTAGTTTCCTTAACTTCTCAGTGAAACTCCCATCGTAGAAGTGGTGCCATTTACAAATAATGTTTATATCAGCCTTTAAATCTTCTGGCACATCATACTTACCTTTAGGAAATCCCTCGATAACATACTCCCGCCAAGCATCTCTGGGTATTCTATGAACTGTGTTACCTAGCCTCTCCAATTCTCTAGCTAAATGAACTTCGTCTGCTTCTTCACCTACGTAGCCTTTTTGGTAATTGCCAATGAAATTTATTATCATAATTCCACCTTACTCATACTAGTATTTTTATCTATTCGTTTAAATAACTCCCACTTATTTACTTTGTGGGTATTTACAAACTCGGCTACAGCTTGGACTACTCCAGGACTAGATTCATCACAATCGTGGAAGAGCATTACTCCGTCTTCTTTCATGTAGGGATACCACGATTTAATATCTGTCTTGCACCCCTCGTATGAATGATCCCCATCTATAAACAAAACAGCTATTTTCCCATTTGCCCAAGTTTTAGCAATCTCCTCACTTTTTCCTTGCTTAAATACCGTTCCTTCAATAAATACTGGGTCTTTAATATCTATACCAACTACAGAAACACCTGTCTTTGCCGCTTGACTAGCAACCCACAAACTCCTACCCTTATCCACCCCAATTTCTACATAACTGTCCCCTGCATTTAATTTCTCTATCTCTGGTATCAATATCTCAGCATCAAAGGTGCTAAATGCCCCTTGTGGTGCTTCTTTGTCTAGTCTTTCGAGATCCATAGTTTCTTTCCCAATTCCTTTCTGCGTTTATTCTCGCTTGTACAGCCAAATCATAATCTTTAAAACAACCAGCCCATTTTGCTATTCTATTCCTCTTTAAGGAAACAAACCAGTATTTTCCTTTATATAAAGTTACTCCTGGTATTCCACTAGTATTATTACTTTGTAGTCCTTTATTTAATACATTTTCACTTCTTGTAACAACTCTCAAATTTTTTCTTCTGTTATCTAATTTATTTCTATTTTTATGGTCAGTCTCAACTTTAATTAAAATTCCTCTTGGATTTCCTAAGATAATCCTGTGCATATAGATTTTCCTATTCTTACCATTAACCCACTGATTTCTATGAGCATAACCATTAGATCTATCAAAACACCATTTCCACTGGTTTAGCCAATTAAAGTCTTCATCGTCAACTAAAGCATATCTGCCTTGTGTTAATTTAATTTTTTTTACTGTATTTGCCTTCATAATCAGGCGTAAATACCCTTTCTGGAGACTTTGGTATATCAAATGTAGCCTCCCATATTCCATCATCAGTTCTATTAAATCCCCATTTTTCTCGGAAGTAGGCGTAGTTTCGGAATCTATATGAATCATTTTCTGGTAGGAAAGTGCCTGAAGTTTGGGAGAAGTGATAGACGATACAATTAGTATTCTGGTATGGCTGTACTCCTGCAAGTTTAATTTTATATTCTAAATCCGAATCTCCGTTCGATCCAAAAGGATCGAAGTTAATATCATATCCTCCAATTAAATCCCACAAATCTCTTCTTATAAGAAAAGGTAGATTAAATCCTGTTCTAATTCCTTGTCCTTCATATTCTTCTGCAAACTTATTCCATTTTTTTTCATTAAAATCGTTTATACCCCCACAATCAAAAACTTCAAATGTTGGTGCTCCTGAATTCGGTTCTACAAGTTTCGGCGAAATACACAACATCTCTTCGGATAATCCAGCCAATAAGTTTTCTAGCCACCTTTCTGGATATACCATGTCATCATTTGTAACTAATATCCAGGGATGATTTGTAGTTTGGGCAGCTGCATTTACCGCAATACATTGTCCTTGTTGATTGATTTTTATATCACCATTTATAACATTATAAATACCATTTACTACTACACTTATACTAAGTGGTGTTCTTATAGTTGTTTCGGTTAAAGATCGATAGCAACGGCTTAAAACTGGCTTAGTCTTTTGTGTAGCCAAAGTAGGGATGATAACTAAAATATCGTTAGGTAATATCATTATTAAACTTCTCCATACTGCTAATAATATAATCAAGATCAGATTTTTTTAGCCCCTGATGACACCCAAATAATAATCCATGTCTATTCACCCGCAGGGCTTCTGGATAATTCCGGTTATTTACCGTAATATATGGCTGATTTATTAAGGGCATTATAGTTCTGGTAGTAATCCCTTTTTTCTCTAAATACAAGATAAGTTCATTTCTCCTAAGATGAAAGAAAGGAAACATCATAAAGGCGTGATTATCTAAGTAGCTGTCTGGGTGGTGGTTACCCAGTTTTTTTGATAAGTACCTAGCGTTTTCTTGCCTCTTACTTAACATATTCTGCCAATTTTCCAGTTCTACCAACCCCAAGGCAGCTTCCATCTCCGTACTCCTACTTGAATAACCTGGATAATTAAATCTAAATCTTGCTTCAATTACTTCTGGATTGTACTTATCATCGTCATCTATTTTCATATATTTGTTGTCCCTACCGTGAAAGACTAGACTACGGATAAGATCAGCTAGTTTTTGGTCATTGGTACAAGCCGTACCGCCTACACCAGTAACAAGAAGGTGAGCAATGTAAAACGAAAAACAGGTTACATCTCCAATTCCAACTCCATCTACAAACATAGTTTCGCAAGAATCCTCAATGACCTTTAATTTATACTTCCTGGCAATTGCCATAATTTCTTTCATTTTAGCTGGCTTACCTAGTAGGTGGACTGGCATAATTGCACGAGTTTTTGGTGTAATTGCAGCCCCGATTAAATCTGGATTTAGATTAATATCCTTACCTATATCAACTACTACTGGTGTCAGATTATTATGTACAACCACGTTGTAGGTCGCTACAAAAGTCACAGAAGGTATGATAATCTCATCCCCGTCTTTCCACTTACCTAGTATCTTCAAAGCGTGTATGGATGCTTGAAGGGCCGAAGTACCACTATTTGTGAACACCCCATATTGGTTATTGTGAAGTTTGGAGAATTTATCCTCAAACTCGGCTGTCATCGGGCCATAGGAAAGTCGGTTGCTTTTCAAAGCTTCAACTACTTTATCTATATGTTTCTGGCTCACGTGGATCGTGCCTACATCTATCGTTTTCTGCATATAAACATAAAATTATAATGGCTAGAATCGGAATTTAACTGCTCCCCCTCGGCTGTTTCTTGTATAGTTAACTCCGCTTCTTCAAAGGCTTCTTCCAATGCTTGCTTAGAATATTCTTGCAGGTGGGTATCCTCCCAGGGTTCCTCTTCTTCTTTTTTACCCATCATATTTCGATCGTTTAGATTTGTTCCTTCATTCACAAAAGAACGCCACAGAATAATAATTACATACTTTCTAGCTACTTTAGCCATTTCTTTTATGGCTGATTTATAGTCATCGAGATGATCTAAGGTGTGCATACAAACCACAGCATCCCAAGAGTTGTTTGGTTCTTTTAGTTTTCTGGCATCCTGTATCTCGAAACTTCCTTCTGGAAATGTATCTTTAGCTATGGCCACCATCGCCCAAGAATAATCTATACCCTTGTATTCAAATCCATAATCTTTATTCAATTCATATAATGGGCCTGTACCACAACCAACGTCAAGAAAGCCCTCAATTCCTAACTCTTTCATCTTGTCCAATAAATAAATTCGGTGCTTCTGTGACCCCATCTGGTAGGTTGATTTAAAGGAATCCCAGTAAGTTCTTTCAGTTTGTCCGTTGTGCATCTTCCTCCATTTTACGATCATATTCTTCTGGGTCATTGTCTAAAAGCTGCAAATTAGTACCAGCCATAATATGAGTTATAATGGTCTTGTTAGTATCAGTCCACTTACCTAACCGCTTATACAAATCTTGCTCTGCTAACAAGGAAAGATTCTCATTCCACCTGCCTATTTCTTCAAAATGCTTCTTTGTAATCATCATTAGTCCAGCATCTCTACCACCCCTCATACTCTCTTGATCAAATGAATCTCTATTATAAGTGGCCTTCACGTATTCTCTGCTTCTTGGGACTTGATCTGGAAATACTGCGTCATAACCTTGTTCAATATATTGCCTAAGACCTGGCAACCATCCTTCGTGAACAAAAACATCGTTTTGAATAAATACTAGGTACTCACCTCTAGCAACTTGTGCTCCTAGATTCATGCAAACGGTGTAGCCTGGATCATTGGGTAAATTAAAGTATTTATCCACTTTCAATACGTTGTAATCATCTCTTATTGGAAATTTAGGTACTGGATTCATCACAATCAGTTCGTAGTCTTCTGGATCAGTAAACTTGGTTATATTGGCAATACAAGCCATCGACATGTGAGCGTTAAATCTGGAGTTGTTAAAACAGGTCAAAATTATACTCGTCATAGATTTGCCTTTATATCCCTTTCTAAACTGGTAAGCAAGGGTCGCCTATAAATACTTTTTAGTACCTGAATATCAGCTATGGCACTTTTCACCCCAAAGTCAGTATTCTGATAAACTACCTCGATATTTTTCTTTCGACTGGCCTTTTTGAATATCTCGGCTAGTTTGTTCATTGAGGTTCCTAACCCACTACCAACATTGATAAATTTACCCTCAAAATCTGGGTTCTTAATCGCTTCGAGAATGATCTGGACTATATCCACTATACTGACAAAATCCCTAACTTGCGTACCATCCCCGTGAATTACCAATTTCTTGTCCTGCACCCCATTTAAGAACCTATTTATCACACTGTCATCCTGCGGGGTCGGGTTAAAACCATAGATATTAAAAAATCTAAATACAACAATCGGAAGTCTATATCTTAAAGCCGCACACAAGTACTCACATTCTATCTTGCTTTGCCCATAAGGGTTATTTACTTCCAACTCGTCTGTTTCTCTTATCGCTGTCCTCCCAACAATTTTATATACAGAAGCCGAAGAAGGAAATATAAACTTGGCTTTGTTTTGCTCGGCTGCCAATAATGCTCTAAGAGTACCTTTGGTGTTCAAGGCTAAAGTAAACTCTGGGTCTTTTATTGCTTGGCTAACCGAAACTTGAGCCGCTAAGTGGATAATTACGTCAGCATCTTTGGTTTCTTCCATAAAATCCGGACTGAATATATCTTTTCCGTCACGTATATCCCAACCAACAGCGTTTGGTAAGGCCCGCATTAGATGAGTACCAATGAAACCACGACTGCCTGTTACGACAATTTTCTTTTGTTTGGTTAGTTTTTTTAGCATTTCATTTAGGGAGCCAAGTTTCGTTGTCATACGCCTCCATCTGGTCGAACTGCCCTACATAATCTTTTAATTCAGCATTGTGTTTTTGCATCTCTGGTGTAAACGATTCGGGATAACCCCAATTAGTCTTTCCAAAAGGATGATAAGCTCTAAGCTTAGTGGTTCTACCCGTTTTCCAGCCATTACCTTGTAACCTGCTGCAAATCCATCTTTCTTCGTTATTTCTGCCACTACTTATTTTATGTTCCCAACCGTTTACTTTTCTTACTGCCTCTGTCCTCATTATTCTCATTACCGCCCCGCACATATTTACTTCCTTCACATCTTCTGGGTCTTTTGGGTCAAAACCAACCGCCCCAATAAGAATGTGAGGATGTAAAGAAATTGCTCCGTAAGTTGGTCTTTCATCCATAAACTTAACCATTTGTGAAAGCCAATCTGGCTCTGTCTGCGGTACATAAATATCATTATCACTCGTAATAAAATATTCGCTTTCAGATAGAGCCAAGGCAATATTCCACGCTCCGTGTATCCCAATATTTTCCGATAAACCAACATACAAATCCACTTCATCCTTAAATTCCTCATTTCCGCCGTTATCAATAATTGTTAGCCTATACGGGGTCTTAGTACGCTCTTTCAGATACTTAATTGTATTTGCAGTGAAATGCTGTCTTAGAAACGTGGTGAGAAATATATCTATCACTCTACCCCCTGTTTTGAATGGACTATGTACAAGTATTCATCTATTGGTTTTGAGTGGTACTTTCTTGTGTAGGAATACCATAAAGCAAAATCATTTCCCCACGGGTTACCTAATTCTTTAATTATCTTATTTGGTTCAGCTTCATGATCTACCATAAAGAATTCACGCAGTTCTGGATATTTTATTTGGTAATAAGCCGAGAAATCATACGGACTTCCCATATATAAATCCCTAACTCCTCCGTAATTTATCTCCGTACAATCTATATCCTTAATATGCGTAGGAGGATAAGCCCTCAAGTCATCATAAACACCTCTATGCCAAACAAACGTCCCATTTACTATATTTCCCCCTCCAAACACCTCGTGGCCTACTTTTAGTTTTTTTGGCTTAAAGGTTCCTCTCAAAACGGTCCCGCCGTCTGCATGAACATACCTAGCCCCAAAGTTAAACATTTTATACTTAGGCCACTTTCTAAAAAAGTAATCCACCCTTTCCAAATAATGCTTCTCATATTCGTCATCACTATCCAAAAGGCAAAATATCTGTCCCTGAGCGTGCTTGAAGCCTTCATTCAAGGCTACCACCCTTTCATTGTGAGACACATTTACCACATTCAGTCTTGAATAAGGCGGTATCTCAAAGTCTTGGGTACTACCGTCATTGACTACTATATGTTCGTAGTCCCTAAAAGTTTGAGCCTCCACACTATCAATAGCCCTTTTTAGACTCTCCTTCCTATAATTATTCCAAATGTTTACTGGAGTTATAATTGACAGTCTTGGACTAGCCACCCCACTTCTCCTTATACTTCTCCCTGCTCTCATTCATCAAATCAGGGGTTTCGACCATCCCCGTGCTAGTACCCCCAATCACATGGTAAATATTAACCTTTTTAGTACTGGCATACTTTTTACCTGCCTCATCCATCCTCTTGAGGAAATCCAAGTCCTCTAAATAAACAAAAAACTGCTCGTCAAATGTTCCAATTTCCCTAAAAAGGGATTTCCTAGCCAAAACGCAGGAAAAGTCCCTAAAATCGCTAAAAGCCTCTCGAAAATCTTTGCCCTCCCAAAGTTTTGCCTTATCAGAAGCCTCTACCGCCCTAGAAAAAGGCTCACCATACATAGGAGTAGCCATTACTAGGTCAAGCTCTTGCAGGGCCTCCTGAAGCCCCTCAAGCCAAGAGTCAAAAACCATAGCGTCATTATTAAGCAAGCAGACGTACTCGCCACTACTTACCCTAATTGCTTGATTCCAAGCAGCGGCTATTCCCTTATTTTGTTCATTTACTATTACTTTATCTACTTTGTAATCCGAAAGTTTAGCAAGTTTTATTGGAGAAGCATTATCCACCAATATAATTTCGTAAGGAAGTTTAGTGTATTCTCTCACCGATCCTATACAATTTCCTGTGTAGTGAAGCAAAGGATAGTTGAGATTATGACAAAGAATAATTATTGAAGTTAATCCTGCGACTTCGCTAGGATTATCGGCAACATTTTGTGGGCTATTTATAGTAGTCCAGGTTTCCTGACTAATGGTTTCAGTTTCCATAGGATTTATTTATTTCCTGTACTTTTTGTAATAGTTGATTTTGGCTAAAGTTAGCAAACGCTTCTAAGTCTTTAGGCAAACATCTGCCGCCAACGCCTTTGTGGCCTTTATGGCCTACGTAAAAGTGATGTTGACTTCCCCAAGGATGCTCAAGAAGCCTATCTCTAATATAGGTATAATTGGCACCTATTTTCTGGGCTATATCGTTCATTTCCTCGGCAAAGACTACTTTTAAAGCAAAAAAGCTGTTGAAAGCGTATTTGGTCATCTCGGCAGTTATTGTGTCAGTCATCTTAGGTTGGAGATACTTATACCTAGCGTCGTAAATAGCTTTTACCTCATTACCGTAGTTTGGATTGTCCGCCCCAATTATTACCATTACCGGTCTTTTAGCGTCTAGTTCCCATTGGCTTTCGGTAAGAAACTCTGGATTCGATACCACTCTATCCATATTCATACTTTCCATAATTGCTCTGGCTGTTCCTGGAATTACTGTGGAACGAATAATATAGAGGGGATTCGCCCTTATCCCCTCAATTTGCTTGATGGTGTCTCTGATTGCCGTTGTGTCACAAGTACCTTCCTTGGTGGGCGTAGGCAAACAGAGGAATACGTAGCGGCAATTTGCAGCATCATTTAAGGTAATATTGCTATCACCATTTATATCAAAGTATTTAGTTATTCCAAAGGCTAGGGCGGTAGCCTTGCCGACTACACCCCAACCAATAATACAAGAATTTTCCATCAATAGAGTAAAGGTTCAAGCTCATGTTTGAATATAAAATCTAAGTTTCTTTCCTTCCTCAGTCTTGTGGCCATGGCCATTTCTGGATGTTGTAGTCTGGCCGCTATTGCTCCTGCCGTATCATAATGATAATCTTTCTCGTATTTCTTTCTTTCATCATCCGAAGCGTTCTGCGGCCCGTAAGCTGTATTTGTATTTCCATCCATAGCGTTCATTATATCTATATTACTGGAGTACTTTCTAAATATGGCGTTCTCACCGAAAATATTTCTGAAAGGCGGAAAGTCAAAGTTTAAAACCACGACTTGCTTAGTCAGACCAGCTTCCTGAGTAATTAGAGAATAGCTTTCACTAGCCGAAGGCATAATAAATACATTTGAAAGAAGCTGGAAATCCCTTACCACGCTTTGAGGCACTTCTACCTTCCAATTCTCGTTTTCCTCGCTGGTAAAAGTAATTTCATTGCTGTTTAGGCCATAATCTATGGCTATCTGCTTTAGCTCTTCCCTATAAGTAACTTTATCTCCGCCAGTAGAGTGGAAGTCAATTATTATTACTCTTACTGAAAGGTCGAAATCTTTCAATTTAGCCATTGTTTTGATGACGTATTGAACCTGCTTGCCTCTATCTAACCTTATCGGATAGGTACAAATAGCGTCTGCCGAAAGTATCTTTTTCTTGTCAACCACCTCCTGTACTTCCTTACTTATACCCAAAAAACCGCAAATGTCAGTTGGGTGGTGAACTACTTTTACCAACTCATCACTAACCCCAAAGTTCTCGGCTATTCTCGGAATTGAATAATGATTAAAGAAGACGTAGTAGGAGTTAGGAAATGGTTTTCGGACTAAGTCGGTGTACTCACTACCAAAATTCTGCAATGCTCCCAAGGTGACTGGACTAGTTGCCGAGTGTATCCAGTGCAACCACTTAGCATTTTTCTTAGCGGCTACTCTTCTTGAGGCAAAATTATGCTTTAAAGCAGCGGGCTGATAAATAATATCGTGGGTTAGTACTACACTACCATCAGTAATTATTTCATCAAGCCTTCTTTCAATATTAGCCACATCTTCATCAAAAGTGGGGTCTTTTTTTATTTCGTTGTGGCAAGGAACAAGGGGAATTTTTTCTATAGTTACATCTGGATGGGCGTACATCTGGTCTGGCTGGAAACTTTCTTGGACAATAACAGTCACTTTATACCTGTTACGGGTAAACATCTTAATCTGATCCTGAACCACCCGATTAAGACTGTAAGCTTCACTTATTTCGGAAAATGTCGTAAATAGGATTATTTTCCTCGAGAAGTCAGTACCTTCCATTATTTTCAATCTAGCAAACTATTACTTATTTGTCAATATCTTATAATACTAGTCGTACACTACGAATGCCTCACCATTAAAGTCGGCACCTTGTTCCAGCTCTACGTAAAGTCCCTTTGTCATATTTATTGGCCTGGCAGGGGTAAAACAGGTGCTTTCACCTGTATTAGCAGCCAACACAAAAGAGTCCGCTGAAGGAGCTGGTTGGACCGAACCGTTAGCAGAATCGTACACTCTTACAGCCGCTGCCGAACCGCCAGCAGTGATTACAACAGCAACTAGTTCTACTCCACCAGCAGTTGAAAGTTGCTCACTGGTGTTATTACTATTCAGCGTGTATTTATATCTGGCTCTGCTAGGTTTGTTTATCATAGATTAAAAATACCCTGGCTTCCTTTTAAAGGAGCCCATATACTCATCATCAGTCTGCAAGCCTTCCCCATACCAAGGAACACCGTCTTTATCCACACCCTCGCCATAAGGGATTCCTTCGGGGTCAGTTAATCTTGAAGCTCTCTCTTTATCAGCAATTTCCTGCGGTGTCACAAATTCTTCGCCTTCTTCTGTTTTTGGTTCTTCAGTATGTTGTTTTTCGTGTTGTATCACGGCCACCTTATAATCGTTAGCATAATCTCCATATTTACAAGTAAATTTACCTTCTAGCTTGACCTCCTCTAACCACGGATAGGTCTGTTGTAGCCTATTAGCCACAGGGTTATCGAAAGTTTTAGTTTCTCCTAAACCAAGGGCATACATTTTCTTCTGGAACAAAAAGTCTCTTATTGGTGCCCCTTTTTCTTTTGAATTAGTTAGAGTTATCATAATCTTCCTATAATGTAGTAGTCGTGCTAGTACTCGTGCTGGTAGAAGTAGTAGTACTAGTGGAGCTACTTGTGCTAGTCGTAGTCGTACTGGTACTTGTAGTAGTCGTGGAAGTTGACGTACTGGTGGTTGTCGTTACATCCCCAAACACCCACTGCGTACCGTTATAAACTACCCATTGGTTAGTATCATTTTTGAAGAAGAAATCTCCTGCGATTGGCTCGCTTGGAAATGTTGTTTGGACTCTTCTTCTTGCTGTAAAACTACTAAACTTTGTCATAATTACCCCGTTGTGCTAGTTGATGTACTCGTGCTGGTACTAGTTGTCGTAGAAGTACTAGTTGTCGTAGTACTGGTGCTAGTACTGGTGCTGGTTGTCGTTGACGTACTTGTACTGGTTGTACTGAAAACATAAACTAGCCAATTATTTCCCGAATATCTCGCCCAAGCATTAGTGCTGGTGTTGAAGTACTCATCACCTGACACTGGCCCCGTTGGGTCGCTTGTTGCTGTTCGTATTCTTCCTTTTAGATTGCTTAAATGAGTGTCAGCCATAATTCATCCTTATATAGTCGTAGTCGTACTGGTACTGGTAGTAGTCGTACTGGTACTGGTGCTAGTTGTTGTTGTACTCGTGCTTGTTGAGCTGGTACTAGTTGATGTACTCGTACTTGTACTGGTACTCGTTGTTGTTGATGTACTGGTAGTCGTTGTCGACGTTGACGTTGTACTAGACTGCGCAAACGCCAAACCTCGCCACTGAACACCATCCCATCTCATCCACGTATTCTGGGTTGTATTGTAGTATTCATCACCCACATCGGGGCTGCTTGGATTTACTGTTCCTGTTTTTAGATGTCCTCTTAAACTTGATACTTTAGTTGTAGGCATAAAACTCCTGATTTAACGGTTCTGGACAGGGGGGCCGAGTAAGCCCCCCTCGCCCAATTAGTTACTAGCCACTGTAAGCAGCGCCGTCTCCTTGACTGCCCCAAACACCTCGCCAATCAGACCAACCACGAGAAAATCGTTGTCGGCTCTTAAATAGCGCCATGTCGGTGTCAAAGGAATCGTCTTGCTTGAATTCTGGTTTTATTCTGTCAAACCAGTTTAGCTCGTGAACGCTGCTATCAATCAGGAACCAGTGAGTTGCGTTCCTGTCCATGAAAATCCAGTCAATAATCTTGAATTTACCTTGGTAGACATTAGCATCATTGTCAGCCGTACCCTGTCGTTGAGGTGAGTCAACAATAAGATGGGCTGTTTTTCCTAGATCAATAGGTACCAGAAGCGTGTCTGGCATTACGTCAATTCGTTGCCCCTTGTCATCAAGCTGGTTTCTCGCTGCAATTAATGCAGTTTCCAGGTTTTCCTCGGTTAGAGTAATACCTGTAGCTGAAGCGTTGCTTTGAGAAGCACCACCATCACTTCGTGGGTGAACAGTGGAACATAGCTCCTGGCTATCCCCGCCAAGGAAAGAGGAGTTGAAAGCTCGGTTTAGAACCTGAGCGGCTTCTCGCTCTCTTGTCCTTCTAGCGCTTTTACCCAAAGCGGCTGGTTTCTTGTTGATAACATTGTAAAGGTCATCTTCCCACATTTCTCGGCTGACCTTAAAGCCTTTAGTGTATTTTAAGTGGGAATACACTGTGTCATACATCTGAACTGGGTCTTCATAATCAATTGGTGCGCCTTCTGCGGTTTGTTGCATGTAGCCAAACCCAGTTACACCACTGTCACGCTCATCCTGTTTTCCAGATGTATTAACGTGGAATATTGAGTTTAGAACCTGCGGAACCTCGTTATATCGGTCATCAAAGATTTCCCGAAATCCAGGCTCAAGCAGGTCACCGAAATCTGATCTATAAGTTGCCATATTTCTTTACCTCCTTAAGCTGCGACTTTGGCGTTACCTTGGTCAACACCAACCGCAAGTTCCCCTTCTGCGATCCTAAATAATCCCTTGGAGAGATCGCCATCTCCGTCGGGGTCTGTCTGCACTAGCTGGAACTGTCCGTTGCTATCAGAAGCAGATGTATTATCAATTTGGCCTGAAGCAGCCAAACCATCAAAACATTGAAGTAGGTTCGTTCTTGCCAAATTTCCATCTGCGTCGTTGTACCAAAGGATATCTCCTGATGGATCGCAAGCAACTGCTCCCGAAACGAAAGTTTGTCTCGTTTGATTATCTGAAGCAGTAGCGGCTTGGTCGTCTTCGGTTAATGTCGCTCCCGTAGTGGGTGCTCCAAAAGCGAACAAGTTTAACCCATCAAACTCAGAATCCCCGCCGTAAAGACCGACAAGAATACCAAGAACTGGGTTTGTTGCTCCCGCTCGTACCAAGAATCCAGCGTTATTGAGTCTAACTGCATCACCAATCTTTAGGGTTGCACTATTAGCAACTCTAAAGTTGACGGCAGCAGGTTCATCCTTCCCAGAGAGGGATTTTCTGAACCTGAATCCTGTACTTGTACTGTATGCCATATTTTTAGTCTCCTTTTGCTATATCTTCAGCAATTTGTTTTTTTCGTTCTAAGTATTTATCTTCACTTATCTTCATCTTACTAGCAGCCTCTTTTTCTGCTGCTGTTAAACTCAAATTAGATGCAGAACCACTAGATGATGGTAGTGACCCGATTGCTGCTCCTTCGTTTTCCCTATTTTGTGTCAATGCTTTCAATTTCTCTTTTTCTATTAGTTCATCCCGATTGGCTAAAAAGAACGCATTTTCCAAATATTTAGGCAACCGTGCCAAGGAAACACTGTTAAGTATTTCCTGATAAGTTTTGGTTCCGCCTGGGTCTAGCATTTCAGCTAGGGCGGTTCCAAGTTTAGTGTGCTCTTCTCGACGTTTGGTCGGATCTAGGCCATCAAGGCCATATCTCCTCTCAAACTGGTCGATAATTTGTGCCTCCAAAGCTCTCCTAGTATCTGTATCGACAGGACTAGTTATTTGGGGGCTGCCCTCCACGTTAGTTTGGGTTTGGCCATTTTCGACAGGAACGCCTCTTATCTCTTTGATTTTCTTATCAACAGAGTTATAGACATCCTGATCGGCCCAGATAGCTTGTAAGACTACATCCATCTGTTCCCGAAACTTTCTTAGTTCTCCAAGTTCATTTGAGGAATCACCCAGTTTCTTTTCTAGCTCAGAATAAGCCTTAGCCAACTCTTCCGGGCTTTTTCCAGCGAACTTGTTTTCTGAAGGTGCTGCCTGTTTATCGGTTGCTTGTCCAGTATCAGGCGTTACTGGGGCTTTCGGTTTTTCAGGTTGTCCACTTTGTGGGGCCTGAGGTTGTTCATCTGCCACTTTGGGCTCCTTTCAAGAGTTGTCCAAAAATTTGTAATAAAACGAAAAAAGGTACGCCGCTTTTGCGGAATACCTTCACTTAATTAAGTATAATGTATAGTTTAGTTACCTGTCAAGCTATCGCCTCTTTTTAGTTCTGGTTGGTCTCTTACCAGAGGCCACTAGCCCCATAAATCTGCGTTGTTTGGGTGTCAATTTATGACCTCTAACTTCTTTATCATGCAAAATCTTCTTAGCCTTGGATTTACTTAGGTTTTTTGCCATTATTTTTTCTTTTTTCCCGCTTAGTAGCTAATTTATAAGCCTTGCTCTTGCGGGAACCCTTGTAGCTACCCTTGTGTGGCATCTATACCTCCTGCACCGCCTGCTTCTTGACCTGATAGTAAACCTCCGCTTAGAGAAGCCGCAGGACTTTGAGATGTTAATAATCCTATTAAAAGAGCGTCTAACCCCATACCAAGAAGATCTTTTAGGGTAATTGCCCCAAGAGGCGGTACTTGGGCTGATTCTGGAGGCAGAAAACCACCTTGAGCTTGAGGAATTCCACCCAAATCGCTTCCTGCTAGACCTTGTTCTGGATTAAATTGTTCTAAACTAGAAGAGCCTTGCTGAGGAATACCTAAATCCGGTGCTGCTGGAGGTTGACCAAAATCCGGTGGCAAAGCACCGCCAATTACCCCCTGTTGAGGGGCGAATTGCTCTGTAAGAGTATTTTTTACGTTGTCTAAAAAGTCAAACTGTGGCATTATTCGTTTTTTAACCTCTTGTCTAATTCTACCACACTGCCAGTAATTATGTAAACCAGTTCTGTCAAAGAAGCAACCTTTCCCCTAGAGTGGGACTTCTCTATCGCCAAGGCCTGTGGGTCGTTTTCCTTGAAATTGAAGAAATACTCCTTTTCATCGTCAATCATCCGCCTCACAAAGTCCTTAAATTTAGTAAAATCCTTGTTTTTGCCTAAATTAGCAAAGAATTGGAGCTCCTCAATGCTCATATTGTCAATCATTTTGCGTATTTTAGGCGAAATCCGTATTTTTTCCATTAAATTGCTACTGGTGTCTGTCCCTGACCCTGAATCAACGCTGGAATAGTATCTTGAATCGCCTTATTTGCCCCAGATTGGTCACCAACCAGTTTAGTTCTACCCGCTTCTAGTGGAACTTCGGTTTGTGGTCTGGGTGGTAAGGCTCCCTCGGCAGTAGTTCCGGCTTGTCCTCTTGAAGTTTGGGCTATTAACTCCCCAATAACATGGTCAATAAAATTAACTATAATAGGAGAGTTGTTAGGAACTGCCTGAAATATATCAGAATTCATAAATTCAGCATGTAATTGGGTATGAGCAGGACTGGCGTAGGGCGTCGGTGGTACTAACTGCCCCTTCATCATCAGTTCATTTTCTCTCATAGCCAGCTCTACCTCTTGTTGAAGCCTAGCTTCGGGAACATCTTGCTGAACCTCTTTTTCAATCTTGTAATCATCTGGATTAAGGTCATTCACCTTTAATAACTGGTCACCGAGCTTAACTGGGTCAAAACCAACCCCTGCGATAGCTAATTGAATCAACCTGTCGTACATTTCAGTAACCTTGCTTTGCATAAGCGGTTTAGAAATTGGTAAACTGCTACCAGCCGCAAATTTTATGTCGTACCCGCCCTTAGCAACGGGAATAAAGTATTCTGGCTTTAACTGGAAAAAACTGGTGCCGTTAATCGGCCTTTCGATTGGATTGCCAACTTCATCAAACTGTAACTCTTTGTTTTCCAGTCGTATTTCCTTAAATTCTTTTTTGAAGGGTTGGCCCTCAATAACCTCCACCATTCCTTGCTGGGCCAACTTAGCAACCTCGGCCTTGAATTCTTGGGTGCCTTTTTGACCAACTATTTTCTCCAGCCTTGGTTGTGAGTAAAACTGGATTATATTAGCTACTCGAAGCCTCGCTATCCTAACCAAAAACTCCCTTTCTAGTAGCCTCATTTTTAATCTTATCCTTTTAAGGGCTGACTCCTTTAAAATAGCCGCTTCGGTGGCCGTTCCTGGGGTTGGAAGGCTGGCGCTTCTTGGGTCAATTCCAGTAGAAATCGTAGCGTCGTCGCCAAGCAGTTTTATACTCATTTCCACGCTTCGGGGTATATCACCATATTCTATCGGTTGGGCGGCGTTAGGATCATCGGTCGGAATCATTCCGTGCGGTCGAGCAATTAAATCTTCATCGTTCAAACCAAGATTATTACTAACCAAAAACATCTTGTCTATATCAAGGTGGTTACGGTCAATCACCATTCTTCTGAGAGTATTTATTTCATCCTGCGTAGATTCAAGTATCTCGGCTTCTCCCTTACCATAAAAACTGTGGGGTCTTTTAACGTCCACTATTCTTGCAAAGGGGAGCTGTTTGTGGCGATAAATATTGGGGCTATTTCGGATCACTACGTCGTTGGCTACTATGACAAGGGTATCATCTGGTTTCTTGGCCCAGTACCAAAGGACTTCGACTTCTTTGCTGTGGTCTATCCCCTGCGGCGGCTTATAAAATTCGTAGTATTCAGTATCGCCACCTGGCTTCACATATTTTGCATTTTCAAGCGGATTCCAAACATCTCCAGTAAAGAAAATTTTGAAATCATCAATGTTCATTATGTAGCGGCGAATACAATCTCTGGCTGCGTAAGGCCCGTCAAATCCCCTGGCTTTTTCGTCAACGTAAAAATCGTTTAGCTTGACTGTTTCCATATAACAGTCGTCGTAGTCAAATACCTCTTCCTCGACAAACTCCTCCTTACCTTTTTTATTTAATTTCATGTGCCTGACCAGCCTTCTGTCTTTAAGATAGTATTCCTGGGCGATACCAGTACCGTAAATAAGGGCGTCTTTTTCTACGTTGTAGAGTTCGCTGTCACCGTCAGCAACATCCCAAGTATATCTAAATATATGACTCATAACGGTAGCTTTATGCTGATCTTCGCTGCTTCTTGGTAAAATCAGGGGTTGGGGGGTTTGATCAATTATTTCAGCTAAGGCTGTTTCCACTACGGCAGTGGTCAGGGGAACGTAATGGTTGCTTTGCCAATCGCTGCCACGTTCTCGGTCTTTCCTTTGGGCTTCCCACTGTTTAATCGCTTTATCCCACTTCCTCTCCGCCTCGATTCTGTCGGGGGCGTCCTTCATGTTTTGATAGCGGTCGTAGACACGTTCCAAGGCCTCCGCCTCTTTATCGGTTGGTTTATATTCCGAACGGATTTTTGGTTTTTTATCTATTGCCATTTATTTAATATCCGTTTCTTTCATACTAGTAAAGATACCGGCCAGCGAAATACTCCTTTTTTTCTCTTGGCCTCGCTAAAAGAGCCAGCGAGTAGGAAAGGGCGTCAATTATGTCATCGTGTTGCCCCCTGGGAAATCGCCGAAGCTCGTCTTCTAAATATTGATTGTTCGGCATCTGTTTCCAGTGGAAAACCTTTCCCGCCGCATAAAGGGGTTGGAGAGCCTGGATACGCTGATGTTTACTTCGCCCACCTGGCTTAACTTCTTGTATCGGCAGGTAACGCCCTCTCCTAGCCGCTTCCTCTCTTATTGAGTAGGCCAGGGCCTTTTGGTAAGCCACGTCTTCAACTCCAATTCGGTTCGGGTGCCATCTTTCCGCCAATTTAAATAACTCGTTAATAATTTCTGTCGGTTTATACTTGGCCCTAACGACTTCTCTTATATAGATATTACCATATTGGTCGATTGATGTAACTACAATACCCGTATAGTCAGCCTGTTTTTCCAGAGAAATGGCTGGGTCTACAGTTATATAGGTATAGAAAAGCTTACCTGGAACATCGGCTGGTTCATAGTAATGAAACCATTCTTTTTTGAAGGTGGCGTCCTCGGCTGGCACACTTTCATTAAGATACTGCGTGCTAAATTCATAAGGCCCCTTCTCCCTATACCTAGTTAGGAGCTCTTTCTGGTCGAATTTTTCGGGCCAAAGAAAACTTTTCAGCCCCTCGCCAGTACTTAAAGCGGTTTCTATCGGCCCCTCCCACTCAAACGCCTTTTTCAGCATTACATCATAACTGCTAATTACGTGGTTGTCTTTGTCCATTATCCAGGAATATAAATCACCGTCTGTCCACTTTGTACCCACAACAATCATTTGCCCGCCTGGGTCAAGAAGGTCAAGAGAGTCTTTGTAACGAAGGATAACCTTTTCAATTTGGTCTCTGGTGCCGATGTTTTCTCTCTCTACCAAATCGTCGTGAATAATTAAATCGTAATGCTGACCTGTTTTAGTAGTCTCTACCCCCCAACCGGTAACAGTGGGTTCTTTACCTTTTTGGCCTGTTTTTGATTGTCTTAAAGTAATTCGATTCTCACTCCATTCTTCGGGATCCTTAGCCAAATCCCCAAAAATTCTCTTAAAATCTTCGTTTTCTGCTAAATGCCTCTTAATAGCCCTAACAAAATCAGCGGCAGTTTGGTAGGTGGCGTTTTGAATAAGAATACGAACGGCTGGATTATTGGCTATTCTGAAAAGAGAATACCCAACCGTAATTAGTGTGCTTTTAAGATGGCCTCTGGGAACGAGAATTAACTTCTTTTTGGAGATGTTGTCGGTAACAAAATGGCACAGCTCTTTATGAAAGTTAGACAAGGAAACTTTATCCGGCCCGTCCTCGGCCTTGAGAATATATTTATTGAAGATAAACAAGTCTTTTGCGGCCTTTTCTTTAAGGAGGGAATCCTGCAACGCTTTTTCCTGCTCGATTTGGGCAATCGCCGCCCTAAGATTTTCGTTCATCGATAGAAACCCTCATGGTTTGTTCTTCTTTCCAATTATTTATTGCCACCCAAGCACTTTCCATAAACTTTTCAACGGCTTGGAAGTCAAACTCTGGGATATGGCTTGGTTTGAACGCTCTGGCGAACTTTCTTTTATCCGGTGAATAAAGTACAAAAACGAGTCCCTTGTCTTCTATGAAGGTGTGGCTGCTCCACCCCCGAGGGAACTCTTCTCCGACCGCTGCTTTGGACATAATATCGGCCAAGGCTCGCCAGTAATCCGCAATTTTAAAACGGTTTTTATCCTCTAAGGTGGTTAAAGTATCACTAATTACCCGCTCGGTTTCTTTGTCAGATTCCTTGCCTTTTTCTTTAACCCACCTAGCCGCTTCGGGTTCAGAATCTTGGCCGGTCGCCTCCAACTCTTCTTCTAGTTCAGCGGCATTTTTTTTAGACAGTTTCTCTGCTTCTAAGTTAGTCAAACCGTTTAAAGAAAGTTTCTTTTTCTTCACTTTCTAAGTATATCATACAAAGAAGGTATCGCTCACAAACCTAGTCACTTTGTCCCAATTTTCCAACGCCTCGGCTAAAACCAACTTGTCCCTCTTCTTTTTGCTTGTCTTTTTTCTTTTAAGGTAGGAATCTGTAAATAACTGCACCGACCGGTTATCACAGTTTTTAGAACCATTAAAACCAACGAGTGAAGCAATCAATGAGGAAGATAGTTTGTGGGTTAGTATTTGTTTTTTTCTTAACTCTATATAATCCTTAGTGGAGTACATATAGGTTTTCTTTTAGTTATAACCTCTTAGAGGAACCCTAAGGGGGGTAAGCGGGGGGAAAACTTGACAAGCACCCCAGCTTATGGTTACAATAGAAGAAACACCCTTAGAATCTTCTAAAAAAGGGTCATGAAAAGTGAAAAATCGCTAGCGAAAAGTTATAACCTCTTAAAACCACTCTAACAACCGAGTGGTTTTTTGTCAAGTATAGAAGCTGAAAGGAGAGAAGATGAAACTTTACGCCACCGTCACCATTCGTACAGGTTGGCCACCCGACCAAATGAAGACGCACGAGCTCGGGGAGGTTACTATGTACACCCTGGCGGAGTTTCTGGCTAAGGAATGCGACGAAAGAACTTTGAACGTAACCATTGGTTTATGGAATGAGAAGAAACTGGAAGAGGGCAGACGGCAAGCAACTTAGCGCGCCGTCTTTTTATTCGGAAGCAAAGCATAAATTAATACACCAATAAATCCAATCAGAATTCCCACCAAAGCTGCTACCACCGTATTGTACCCCTTATTATCCGCCAGATAAGCGCAGATAATTGCCGCTACCAACCAAAAGAATAAAATTACAAATTCCATTATTTACCACCCCCTTTCTTGAACATACACTCCTTACAAAGATTTTTCGGTTTTTCGTGTTTGCACAAGTTAACTAATGGGGTCTGTAGTTTCTGTGTGTCTTTCACGAAACTACGTACTTCCGGTTCTATCTTCTTACCAAACTTGAATAAAGATTTCAGCATCCCAGACATGGAAACTCTTTCTTCAAAAGCTCTTTTTCTCAGTTCTTCGTGTTCTTCTTCGGTTAAATAAACAATAACTGGCTTCATATTATATTATCATAATATCATAATAGTATAGTATTGTCAAATTTTATTCTGCGCTGCGTTTGGCTTTGGAGTCCCCTTCGTAAATAAAAAAAGTTCTGAGAATTTATGTCGTATTTAATATTTGCTTATACAATATATTAAGAGATTCAAAGGGGTGTATGGGGGGTCTGATCCTACAGCCCTAGTTTATACCTACAATCGAGTATAACTATAATTATACCCGATACTATAGCCTCAAACCTAAGTACCTATTATATATAGGCTGTTATTCTAGGTCCTTAAGTAGCTTTTCTGTGGCTTCTCTAGTCTTACGGAGTTCTGATACTATTTCCTTATATGATAGATTTTCATATGGATTAATATTCACATTTAGGTTAGCCCTCTTCTGGGTAGGATAATAGTCAAAGACTTTAATCATGGTTTCTAGTCCTCTTAGAGCGTCAGCAACAGTAGCTTTTTCATTTATACCCTTTTCTATTACATTATTTAGTCTACTAGCTATGTAATCACTGTCATAACCTAATTTTCTAAAAGTTAGCTCTAATTCATTTACTACGTCTGGGTTGGATAAATTTGCATAGGCTATATTTCTAGCATTGACTCGGCTGGTGGTGTTATAGCTCTTCAGAGCTGCTTCCGTAGCGTCTCCACCGAGAGCGTACTCCTTAATAAACTTTCTTCTCTTGGGAGTCAGTGGCATCCTTACTCTTGGCATATTCTCATTTTACCATATTTAAGCGAAGTGTTTACATTGAACATAGTAAGATGGTATAGATATAATCTCAAGGGTTGACAAGTAGTGTTATATGTGCTATACTCTGTTTGTTAAGTTCAAAGAGCGCTTTAAAAATCCTTTACCTTCTAGTCGCTAGTCTTTAGAGTGCTTACTCTCCGGCTATATGTCGGGTGACGTGGTAAGTTAAAAGGCCCCGCAAACTGCCTAGAGGCTGGCGATTAGAAGATAATATATATGAACTACAAATACGATCAAGACCATTTAATAAACCCACCGATAGGAACCTTTAAAGATTTAAAGGCTTGGGTTAAAAGCAACAAGCTTACTGTTATTACTGGATTACTTCTATTCATTATATTTATATTGTTGCTTTCTTCCATAAACGGTGATGTTTGTATGGAGTATCAGCAAGGGGTTGGGTGTATAAAATGAAACCAATGGTTATTTTTCTTAGTTTATCAATAGCGATTACTTATATATTACTTTGGGTATTGCCAGCACTTTTTATTTGACGTTTATATCGAGATATTTTTCTGAAGCTGGGGTGGCTGTAGCAAGCGGTGTCTAAGACGCTAGACCTACCATAATTGACCAGAGTTGGGTTAAACTCTAACTGCGGATGGACAACATTACTAGGAGAGTTACTACTTTGGTTGACGGAATCCCACCCCCAGCTTCAGGAGAAAATCAGAAAGGCGGTGATGAAAATGAACCTGCTCACAAAGGAAAGAGTAATCTGGCTTATTATTGCCATAATTTTATTGACTGCATTAGCCAACGGACTAATCTGGTTCAATAAAAATTTTGCTTTAATGGCCGTGCCAAAAGGTAAGGAAGACAGTGTAAGGGTTTGCCTAGATAATAAAGTAGCTTGCTCCCTTATCTACGAAAGCAAGGACGAGATTAAATAAAGAAGAATAGGAGAGAGATAACGAAACAAGCAGGTTAGATTATTATTATTCTTGATACCTAGCCTGTTTGTTCCGACACCCGGGTTGGCCTTAACAGGCCAGTCTGGGGGTTAGGTATTAATATACTTAACATTATATGATTATAATAGGAATGTATAAGTATGGAACTATTGACACCTAGAGAAACAGCCGAGTTTTTGAGAGTTAGTCGCAGTGCAATCTATAAATGGATAGCTAGTGGCACGCTAAAAACTGTAAGAGTGCAAGGCGAGCCAAGAATTAGCAAAGACTGGCTCTTAAATGAGTTTATTAAGGAGGAAAAGTGAGTAAATACACACTACCGACAATAAATACTACTAAATATGCGGAAATACAAACTAAAATGAGAGAAATTCCCTTGCTCCGTAAAAGTGTAGAGCAAAAGGCCAGAGAAACCGCCGAACAAATATTCTACTTTGAAACAATCAACCTCCCAAAAAAGGAAAGGCAGGAATTAAATCAATATGTTCAGCTTATTGAGATTATGCTTATTAAAGCCTTTAGCAACGGAGCAGTTTTAGGTAAGTATATACAGGAAGTTGAAGATGGAAAATAACGACGGCGAAAAGATACTGGAAACTATCGCCAGTGTTAACAGGCAATTACAAGCCGGTAAGTTTGCGGAGCCTTGGGAAGGTGTGGAGGTTATGAGTAAATTACTTAAAAGATACAATGACTATTTAGCAAAATATAATAAAGAAAAGGAGTTTAATTAAAATGCCGAAAGGTGTCTATTCACATACCCATATACCCTTGTGCGGCACAAGAAGTAAAAGTGGTATGTCCGTGATTTTACATGCGGATCATATTAAGCCATTCGCTGGTTACCCAGAATTAAGGTTTGATATAACCAACGGCCGAACACTTTGTGTGGATTGTCACAAAACCACAGATACTTATCTTTATAAATTTAATCAAGGGGGTAACCATAACAGTTCGATGTCCCATACACGATAAAGAAATGGGTCTAATTAAAGCGGGCATAAGTAAGAAAAGTGGAAATCCATATAAAGCATTTTACGCTTGTACCAGCTTTAATTGTAAACAAACCGTTTCTGCTGTAGATGAACCAGATTCTATAGAAGAAAGTAAGAAGTTTGAGGCTGAGGCAGAAGAAAATTACCCTCTTAATGCCGCAGTAAAAGACTTTGAGAAGGAAATTGAGGCAGACACAAATGATGATTCCCCAATGACCAAGAGTGATTGGAGACGCAAAGATGAACAGATTGCCAGACTTACCTTAGCGAAATCATTTATTCAGGCAGGGATAGACTTTGACAATGCTGTCAAGAATAATGATTTAGTAAAGTGGACAAAATGGGTAACTACAGGCGAAGTCAAGGACTAAAAACCTTTTGGGGCCAATCTTGCCTAGATTTAGGAGACAGACTCCGAACTAATATACGCAAATTGCACCTGCAATCAAACAAACGGCCCAGTTATTCTTTAAATGGTAAGCTGCTTAGATACGCCCAAAGAGAAAATGTGAGGATAGAGGTGTGTTTTCCTACCAGAGACAATTATATAGTGTCTATGACCGCCACGGAGGCTTTAAAGGGTAGAAAAGAACTGCGACCTAGCCAGTTTGTTGGATCGAAAGATATGGACTTTTATTGGTTTGAGGTTCCGCAGGTATTTCCAGTCGAGGGTAAAAGAAAAGAATTATATCAGCATCCAGATCAAGCAATCCAAGAAACCGCCGAGGCTTTGTTAGAGGATTTGGAATGAAAAAGACAACCAATCAAATAGCTGCTCCCGCTTGGATGTGGCAAGGGTTGTGGACTAACTGCAAACATAAGTTAGAAATAACACCCATTTTAGATAACGTAGATTTGACTTTCCAATGTAAAAAATGTAAGTGGTATTTTCATTATGTACATAGATTAGAGCCATATTTTCAACCGGATAAAAAACTTGACAAAAAGAAGCAAACAAGAGCAAAATTAAAGTAGTAGGTCTAAAAGAGGCTAGTGGTTTCATCTCCTTTCAATGGTTTATGGGCAAATAAACCTGATAGTAAATAGTCCCCAAACACCACTGGCTTCTTTTAGGTTTATTAGATTCTCCCGATTTGTTCGGGGTAAATGATAAAACCAAACTATAGCGGCCTATTTAGATTCATTCTACTCATAGCCGCCTTGTTACTGGCTGCTTTAATAACTCAAGGAAACAGTAACGCCAAACAAAGAACAACAATTCAACAGTACGAGGGCAAAACTACCAAGTTAGAAGAACAATTAAAGAAGCTACAACAAGAAAAAGAACAATTAAATAAAAAAGTTTCGCAGAGCAAAAGACAGCAGGTTGCGAAGCAGAATTGGCAGCAGGTGTCCTATTCTGTAGGCTGTGAGAAGTATAGGGCAGAGATTAGTAAGTATGGCTGGAATGTTGATATAGCTATGAATGTGATGTATACCGAAAGCGGTTGTAACCCAAATGCTGTCAGTAGTACTGACGACCACGGATTGTTTCAGTTGCATTCTATACCCATTTACGACCCTGCTAAGAATATAGCCTACGCCTATTATAATAAATATTTAGCTGGAGGTTGGGGGCATTGGACTGTATGTACTAGGGGAATAATTAATTGCTGGTGAAAACATGGGGCGAGGTAGCAGAAAGACAAATAGCAAAGAATCTGGAAATGAAGCAAAAAAGGCTTATGTACGCAGCCTTAGCGGCGTTCTTGGCGGTCGTACTCTTGCCGGTGTTGATATTGACAATACTTGGGTGGTTTTTCTTGACAAGAATAATTCTACCCATATACGTCAATTAGAAATATTTATGGAATGGCTCAATGAAAGTAACCGAAGCAACCTTGAAGAAACTGAAGAACTGTCATAGATGCAAAGCAGTAAGAAGAAAGGAAGAAGAAGGACAGACATTTAGTATATTTAAAGAAGGAACAGACGAGATATTAGAAGTTTTTTGGAATTGCAGCAAGCACTCTATACAAGAAGAAATATATGGTTGACCTTTGGTTTCGTAGGCTGGCTCTCGCTTTTGTGGTAAAAAGCAACCTTAAAATTAAAAAAGAAAATTAGATGGCAGTCTAATGGTAATCCAAGCTGGCCTACGACACGAGAGGTTAATCAGGGAGGCAACATGAAAATCTATCTTGCCACAGTAATTGGCGGAATTATTGGTTATTGGCTGTGGTAATGGTGGCTTCTCCAGCAAACTCTAAGGAGGAGTTTCGATGGTGGACTGTGCTCTGCTCACCGAGAGAGGAATAGTCTTTTGCTTTCTTCCAACGGGACTCTTTCAGACTTGGAAAGAAAAGCTGCGTTACTTGGCTGGTAACACCACCATTGAGGTAGGTATTGGAACCGCTAGTGAACATAGAATCTACTACGTCCGCCCAGAACATATCTTAGTACGGTACCAGTACGGTAACTAGAAAGTACAGCGAGGATAGTATCAACCCGCCACCAGCTACGAGTCCTCGCTTGCTTGGGAGAGAAGAGGAAGTCGAATGACAGGCGGAACCTCCTCTCTCCGCCATCTCTTCCCTAACATAAAAGCCCCCAAAAGAAATTGAGGGCTCCTATGCCGACGTTCTGATTTGTGAATTATTTCTTTGCAACTTCAGCTACTTTCTGTACTGCCGTTAATCCACCTACTGCTATTGCACCTGCATAAACAGCTTGGACAATCTGCGAATCAAGTGAAACAAAGGATAAAACAACTGCTACTATTGCCGCTAAAACAACTGTATAAGCACCAGCAAATTCATAACCAATAGCTTCTTTAGCTAAAAGTTTAACAAACTGGGTAACACCAATTATGGCGGCTGTGGTTGTTAGTGGTTCCATGTTTAATATACCCCCTTCCCCAATAATTTTAAGGCTTTATTGATGCCATATTTTCTTTTAAATCTTCTGTATTGTTTCATCGACTTTCTATAAAAGGCATATTTAGCCATTTACATATTCCCTACACGAATATCGTGGATAAAGGCTTTTACTTTTTCCCAAAAGCTAACACCTTTTTTAAATTCTTTAGGCTTTTCTACACCAGTATCGGGCATGGCAAGTTGTTGTTTCAACTCGGTGATTTCCTTGTCTTTTGTTACAACAGAGGCTTCTAGCTCCTTTACACGCCCTTGTAGACCAGTTGCTACCGTTTGGGCTGTCTTAGCGGCTTCTTCTAATTTTGTAAGTTGAGAACGTATAGAGGCGATGTCTTTGTCGTATTGGGACTTTTTTACCCAGTTTGTGTAAAGATATTTTTGTTGGATATAGGTATAGGGTCGGTTCTTGGCAAATTCTGGATGTTTTTGATAGGCTGTTATTTCCGCAGTATTAGGCCAACGAGCATTTACAGTAATAAAGATATTTTTGAATATATCTATTTTATCTGCCATAGGGTTCACCTCCTCCCATTTTACTACATTTTTGTCATCGGGGTTTTTAGGAACATAGTATTTACCTTCCTGGTGGAGTATCGAAAAGTGCAGGTGTGGTCCTGTAGCAAAACCAGTCGCACCAGATTTTCCTACAACTTGTCCCCTTTTAAATTTAGCTCCATTAGCGGGAATTTGAGAGCAGTGGGCATACCAAGCCATCCAACCTGGGTATTTATTGAAATGGAGAATAAAACTATAACCGCCACCCTTCGTATCTTTTACTGAGTGGGAAATATAACCATCATCGCAGGTAATAAGTGAGGTTCCTGTAGAAACAGCGTAATCAATGCCATACCATGTATTCGGGTTGTCTTTAACGTGGGCGGCAAACCCCCTAGTTACTTTAGGTCTGCCTTGTAATGGCTTAACTAAGTTAGGTGCCATATGGTTATCAATATATCACAAATTAGCAATTTCTTCTTCTATATCTTCTTCGCTGTCTTTTATCATTTTCTTAGCAATATCTCTAGCCTTTTTCTTTTCCCCATTGTGGGAAAGAACAAAGAGTAGAATAATCCTACCGAATTTGTTTACTCTATCTTCTAACCTTTGCAAGGCTCTACCAATGTAATAAACAATAGCTACTGTGGCGATAATAGGAAACCCTAATATGAGAAACACCACCGACTCACTTGAAAATGCTTTTATTAGTTCTTCCATTAAACTCCTCCTGTTAAGGATTGAAGTATTGCTTCGGTATCTATTCCAGGGCTGCCTCCCATAAAGGCTGCATTTTGTAGTGCCTGTTCACTAGCACCAATTAGATCATAAAGATTTTGAAGCTTTAGGGCTGCCTCTTGTTGAGAGTCATAAACTGTAGGAAGCAAATCCACCGCTGCTTGGATATCCGATGCACTCAAAGTACCAACTTCACCTAATGCCTTAATTATTCGTCTAGCTGCACCAGCTCTTAACGATTGATATGCTCTAGCTTGGGGGTTGACTCCAGCTAAAGCCCCTGCTTGTCTACCAAAACCTGTAAATCTAGCTACCAACCCACTTTCGGGTGCGTTTATACTTGCATACCCTTGTGCTACCTGATCTATTATAACTTTAGCAGACTGAGCACCCGCCAGTTGTGTTCTAATAGAAGCTGGTATGTTTTGTTCTTGAGGCCCACCCACTTTTAGTAAAGCATTAACTAAAGAAGGCTCCGCTCCAGATAAGAGTAATTGAAATGCTTGTTCTCTGGTTATTAAAGGTTGCTGTTGAGTAACTTCTGTACCCAAAGGTTGGGAAATTGCACCGCCGCCGAAAGCACCCAATTCACTTGGTTGGGGAATTCCTGTTTCAGCTTGAGTTCCTCCGAAGCCAGTTAAAGCTCTAGGGATTAGTTGTCCTGCGATAGCTCTTGTGGCTCTACCCAAAGCAGAAGGGATAGCCGCTTCAACTCCTGCACCTTCTATGGCACCAGCCCCCCGTTCAACTCCTGCTTGAATAGGTCTGCCAATAATATCAGGTAATCTTACTCTTCCTGCAAATGGTACTGGTATTCTTACTCCTGTTTCAGCTGCTTTTTGTATTCCTGATGACCCAGAAATTATGTTTGATATTTCTGTAGTTAGGAACTTAGCATCAGGTACCTCACTCGTGATCAAGTCATCAATCTGCTTCCAGATAGCGTATTTTGCTGCCTCTTTTGATTGTAAAGTACCACCTTGGGTTATTTTAGGAAACGTATTAGTTAGCTGTTTACCTAAACTTAATTTATAGTCAAATAAGTTATCAAACCTACCTTTAGTTTGAAGAACTAGTTTATTTACTTCGTTCTCTAAACTAGTAGCATGTAAATTATCCGCTGGATTGAATTCTACAATATCATCAGCCCCAGCAATTAATCTATTCTTCAAGGTACTTTTACCAAGCGGTTTTACTCCAGCGCCTTGAATTAATTGCTTAGCCTGATCAGATAATAATTTCATCTGACCAGGTATCTTTTCACCTATAGCTTGAGGACTACCACGTAATCCTTGCCTCCCTAAAGTATCAGTAATATCCTTTTGTTGAGCAGCAAAGAAAGGCCCCTTACCTGGTGGCTTAAGTATAGACCTTCTAGCACCTGCGGCCACGGTCTTTGCTAACCCTCTTTTAGTTAATTCCTCTCCAGCTTCGCCAGCCACCCTACCTGCTGTAGCTGCTGTCCTACCTGCTCCTAATAATCTACCTGCTATACCGCCTAAACCACCAAGAGCTGTTTCTGCGGCTAAACCACCGACATTAAACTTACCTTTATTAAATAATATCTGTTCTAGTAATTCCCCTAGTCCTGCACCACCTGCACCACCAGCAATTGTTCCTGCTCCTGGAGCTAGGAAACTACCCCCAACGGCACCACCAATAGCACCAACGGTGGGTAATACATTAAATCTTTGTAGAAAGTTTTGTTGTTGAGGCTGTTGTTGCGGTTGTAATGCTTGCATTGGTAGAGGTACGAAACCCCCCTGTCGTTGGCCAGTTCTTTGTCCTATTACTGCTTGTAGCTGATCTAAATATATAGGCATCTTTTATTTCCTTCCAAAGAAGCTGGTTAATCCCGAAGCAATACTACCCAAAGGCCCTGGTAAAAATGCGGCCAAAGCACTTTTTCCTCCTACCTCTAAGGGACTAGGACGAGTAGATGAGGGGGCTATGACTGTTGGTTTGTTATATGATTTATCCGCCATAGATGTAAGAGTTTTCTTTTCTTGTGGGGTTAGATTTGGGAATTGGTTTATTATTTGCATAGCTTGATTAAAGTTTCTAGCGTAAGGTAACACTGATTCTCTAAATGCTATTGGTATATTTACTGGTTGTCTTGAGCCACCACCAGGAGTACCTCCTTGACCAAAACCACCCAATGCCGCAGCCTGAGCCGCCGCCGCTCTTTGTTGTTCAAGAAATTGATACTGGGCAAATAAATCTTGATAAGATTGTCTAGCTTGTTGAGCTGCACTTTGTTGAGCCAATACTTGGGCTTGATAAGCACGAGTAGCACTATCTACTACGTTACCAATACCGCCAAGAGAAGCACCAATAAGTAAATTGGCGGTAGATAAGGGTGTATAAGCAGCTGCTCTTTGCTGGGCTCTTACTCGTCTTACTTCAGTAGGGGAAAAGATTACATCTGCTCCTTCACCTTGACCTAAATATTGCTGGGCACTAACAGGAGTAGTACCCGCAGTAAGAAAACCCTGTTGGGCTGCTTCTCTTTGCTGAATAAGAGGATTAGCAGTAGTAAATTTTTTAGTTAAAGCCTCGTTAAGTAAATCAGGTAAGGTAGTAAGTCTAGTCGTCCCTGCTGCTGCGGTTCTTTCTAAACTTTCTGCTTGCCCTCTGGCTCTGTTTACATCTTCTAGTGTTGCCATATTATATTCCTAAAAACTGCGTTTCTATTCTTTGTTGTCTGCCTAAAAAGTCGGTAAAGGTTTCACCTGGTGCTTGCCCTAAGAATTCTGTTTTTTCCAGTTGGCTTTGTAACCCTTCTCTTCTCCTTGCCACTCCAACATCTTCAGCCACGTCGATACCCTTCTCTCTAAGTATATCACGCTGGCCCATTCTTTGTTGCCGTTCAAGGTCTTCCCTAGTTCTAGCTCCAAGTAGTCCTGCTTCTCGTTCTCTTATTTGTTGTCCTCTCATAAATTCACCAGTTTTAAATTGGGATTCTTCTGTTAATCCACCTTCTTCACGTAGTCTTCTGCCGCTAAAGAAAAGTCCTGCGTCGCTAAACCCCTCCCTACTGGCATTAACCGCTCTATCTAGTTCCATCTTGGCCCTACCCGTATAGCTCTCGGTATCGGCTTTTAAGTCTGCGAGTAAATTTTGTTCATCAA